TAAGTATGTTTTATTTAACAAAGATGGCAATATTGCTTCATCTGTATCTGCATTTGGAACTTATCTAGGTGAATTAAATAAAGCTATAAGCATGATAAAGAGCAATCATTCTTGTTGTTCTGCTACTATAATTCAGTTGCAAGATATTAAATTGTGGGCTGAAGAGCTTGGCGAACAACATAAAAAGAACGCCACAACTATGATAAAAAAATGTGAACAATATATTAAACTTTTTAAAGGAGAATAAAATGCAAAAAGATAACACAAATTCTGGGATATTATATAAAAACACTGATGATTGGCAAATTGTACAACAAGGCAAATTAAACCTTGAGGGTGAAGAGCATAGAATTATTGGCGTAAAACGTAAAAACAAAGATGGTCAGCCTATGGTTGAGCTTTATAGAGCTATAGGAACTCTGAAGGCAAACGACAGTAAACAGACTGATAAATCTCCAGATGCTAAAGGTGTAGTTAATAAAATCATGAATAGTGGTGCTATGACTATTTCTGCTTGGAAAGATGTATCTGAAGCAGGGAACGCCTACACTAGCCTAAAAGCTAGAGAATTCACTAATAATGAAGATAGCATAGACAATGATCCAAATAGTGAGAAAAATGTGCTTTATAACAACAATATAGAAGATATTGGTTTCTAAGATGTTAATACCTAAATCTGTTAAAGTTAAAAACAAAAAACACCTTATGTTTGTAGCTAAACAAGTATGTTGTCTAAATGGCATAGCTGCTGATTGGTGTAGAGGTAATGTTCAAGCTCATCATCTTCTGAAGCCATATGAAGGCAAAAGAGGTATGGGCATGAAATCAAGCGACAACAATGCAATTCCATTGTGTTATTATCATCACGCTGAGTTACATGACACTCAAGGTGACGAAGATAGTTTTTGGGGCAAGTACGATTTGCATGAAGATTTTGGTAGAGATAAAGCTACATATTGGTGGAGTATCTCGCCATATAACCAAGAAAGATTTAAAAAATGAACGAACAAATAATTTCAGAAAAAGAAGTATCAAAAGCATTAGATTATTTAAGAGATTCCGCTGCGGAGGTAGCTAAAGCTAAAGCAGAAAGAATATATCTAGAAGAATACAGAAAATCATTAAAAGCACTTATTATGAAAGATCATTTAGATATTTCAGTGTCAGCACAAGAAAGAGAAGCTTATGCTAGTGACGAATATGTAAAACATTTACGAGCAATGCAAATTGCTATAGAAAGAGATGAGAAGTTAAGATTTATGAGAATAGCTGCTGAAGCCAAGATTAACGCTTGGCAAACAATGTCAGCTAACTATAGGTCAATAAAGTTATAATTCCACGCTGATCTCTACCTCTGAGCGTGGATAGAGGTGGTTAGGTTTCCTCCAGATTTATATTGCCTAATCACCTCACACTAAATTCCATCTAAATTTATTTTATAAAAACATCTTATAAGGGTTGACATTTGTGTCTACAAAAATTATATTAAAAAAATAACGAACAACAAAATGGAGATAAAAATGAGATATTTAGATATAGAAAGCATTTGGGATAAAAATGGTGATAGCATTCTTAACAGAAAAAGTGAGCACCAAGAGTTAACTTTTAATGTTAATCACAATAGAGGTTTTTCTAAATGCTATCTTTTCGAAGACCAATCTGAAGATAAGATTTGGATTATGTCAGTAGGTGCTTGCATCAAAGCAGTTTACACTGATGCAGATCGTGCTGAAGGCGAAAGGCTTTCTAAAGAGTTACCAATAAATCATGGCGACATAGTTCGTATTAAGGGTAGAGGCGACAAAGAGTTTTCTGTACATGTAAATGGTGCTTACTCTGACTTAGGCTACCTAGTTCCAATAAACTAACATAAGGGGTTTAATTACCCCTTTTATTGGGTTGACTTATATATTTACATATGCAATAAATAATTAACGATTAACAAAATTAGGAGAAACGATATGAACGAACTACTTAGAGATGGTGCTACTTTAGAAAGAATTGAAGCAGACCTAAACTCTCATAGAGCACTATATGGTGCTGATGATTACTTCCTCACTCAAGCTCTAAAGCAAGTAAAGAATATGTTAGCTGAAAAACGTAAGCTAATAGATGAACAAACAAAAGCTGATGAAATGACATATAAAGAGTATGAGAGTTTCATGCAGACTAAAGGTTTTGATCCACAGTTTCTTATAGATCAAGAAGTTGCTAGGCAAGATGAACTTAGGATTGACAACAATGTTGCTTAGTGTCTTAAAATTTATGGGGGTTATAGCATCAGCTATAGCCACCATGTATTTCTTTTATTATTTATTTTGGTTTTTATGCCTAATAGATAATGTTTGTTACAACGCTAATTTTGGAGGTTAAATATGAGTTGGGGTAGAAAAGTAAAACTTGGCAAAAGTCAAGCGTGGGATTTTATTAAGAATGATTGGAGCATTAAAGATATGACCTTATTCTATAATATAGGTGGTAGTCCAACGCCTAATTTAAATGACGATGAGGCAGTTAAGATAACCTTTGAACTTACGAATATTCTTCAAAAAACAATAAATAATTATTGGATGACGAAAAAGAGAGAAGATTATGTAGCTGAGGCACTTGTAGAAGAGCAATGTTTTTTAAATTTATCTAGAGATTTTGAGGGTGCAATGAAACTAAGTCAGACTGTAACTCCATTAATTTTTGGGTCAGATAAAACTAAAAGAAAAATTAAAAGAAAAAGACTTGCTTCAAGAGAAGTAGGCAGAAGAGAATGGGAAGAATGGATGAGTAAAGAAGAAAATCAAGAGGGGTATTACGATGAAAAACTATAGAACTGAGCTAATTAAAGGAAGTGCGACCTTTATAAAAACAATGGCAAGAAATATAAAGGATGATGATCTTTTTTCACATATCTCAGATCATACGAGAAAGATTATTAGGTACGCCAACTCTCATAATAAAAACTTGTTAAATAAATATGAGATAGCTGACCTTCTCTATCTAATTGATTCTTTTAGAAGTCATGATGGTTACTATCACGATATGTCAGACGAAAAGTTGGATAATCTAGAAACCAAGTTAAAGCTACAAGAAAAAGAAGCACGAGTTACTCAATATGAGAAACAAAAAAGAGATAATATGTTGGGTTAATAAGGAGGCGTAAAATGTACAAAAGATTAGTAACTAAACTATGGCAAGGTAAATACGTTAGCATAAGAGACTATGAGCTAGAAAAAGCAATAAAGATGGGTGGTATTATTATAACTCATAATGACAAACAGATGCAGTTAAACGTAGAGGAATTAAAAGCACTTAAGCCTAACCCAAAGCCTATACAATCTAAATTCAAAGGAACTTATAAGTTAATAAATATAACTTTCAAACCTTTAACTCACGACCCAATGCAAGGAGATTTTTTGTATGACTAATGGAAATAATGAAAATGAAGTTTTACGCCATAAACGTAGAGAATATTTAGCTTACTTCAAAGATGGTGTACATGATGCAATTATTAATGAAGAGCAAGATACTGAAAAGACTTTCTCTGATTATTATAAACAAGGTTATAAACATGGTAGTTATATAAGAGATAAAATGTTAATTAAGGAAATACCATATGGCTAACTTGCTTGTTAAAGAAGCTTCAGATGAGGCTTTGCATCTCAGAAAGCTATTACAAAAGTTTAAATCAGACACAAATCAAGGTAATTTGTCGAAAGAAGAAAGCCTTAATCGCATAGAGAATATGGTTAAGGTTGCTTCTATAATATATGCAAAATTAGAATTTATAAATAAAATATAAAAAAACTCTTTTTAGGGGTTGCTTTATGTATATACATATATTATATTAATAAAATAACGATCAACAAAATTAGGAGAAACAAATGACTAAATATACTTACTCAGACGATCTAGTGTCAGATTTACACAAAGATGCTTGGGGTCACAGACCTAGAGATAATTTTTGGTTTCAGTGGGAAATTGCAGATCAAGATGCCAAACAAGCTATTTGGGATAACCTTATCGATGATATGGTTAAGAACGATGCTGAAGAAGCTCAAGCCAAAAAAGATAACGCTTCAATGCTTGCTGAAAGAATAAAGAGGGTTTGCAAGCTAGGTGCTAAAAACTACAGAACTGCAATCAGATGGATAATTGAAGCAGATGAGTTAGAGCCTGACTATCGATATGATGGCGACCAATTAGCTTGGGAATACAATATCGAGTTCAGACATAGAAAATTATTTAAATTAGCAGGAGTAGCATAATGTTAGATACTAAAATGGAAGAAGCGTTACAAGACGTATCATTTAAAATCGATGTGAGGGATATCCAAGGTATCCCTTCACATATGGGCAGAAAAGTAGTTCGCCTTAATACCTATGGTCAGCAAGAAGGTGATCCTCTTGGTATCGTAGGTTCTAGATACAAGCCAATACATCATATAGATGCATTTGGTGGAGCTATCGAGGCTATGAAAAGTGGTGGTCTAGATTTTACAGATCACGAAATCAAAGTAGATACCTACGAAAATGGTGCTATGGCTAAGATGGAATTGTTACTTCCAGCACATAACACTCAAGTTGGCGACCATGATTTGTCACTTAAGTTTGTAGCTAGAAATAGTTACAACGCTAGATGGAAGTTTCAGTCCTTCTTTGGTTGGATGAACCATGTATGTTTCAATACCTTAGTAAGTGGTCAAAAGATTGCTTATACTGCTAACAGACATACTACACACTTCAACGTAGACGCCTCTAACAAAAAGATACAGAATGCAGTTAGTGCGATTACTAATGAAGCTCAGACTTTCAACAAGTGGTGGGATACTAAAGTAGAAGATGATCAAGTTATCGATCTGTTCAAATCTACTATAGCTAAAAGCCAAGCTAACGAAATTAAATTAGCTAGTGGTCAGTCAGACACTAACAAAAAACAATTATATCATTTAATGGGTTTATATGAGGCTGAGGTAGCTCAAATTCATGGTAAGGGTGATTATGGCAGAAATGGTGCTAAAGGCTCTCTTTGGTGTGCATATCAGTCTGCAACTGCATGGTCTACACACTTAGGTGATGTAAAAGCTAATAGCACTAACAATCATATAGTTCAGCAACGTAGACAAAACGATGTTAGGTCTATGATTAATAGTAATAAGTGGAAACAACTCGAAAATGCATAATAATAGGGGAGCGAAAGCTCCCTTTACTTTAAGGAGGATATTTTGGAAGATTTATATGGATACAAGAAAACTATATTAAGAAGTGAGGTAGAGCTAACTGATATAGATAAAGAGATATTTAAGAACTTTGATTATAAATTTGATGGGGTTACTGAATTTGAGTTACCTCATTTTGAGCCTTTTAAAGAAGACTTTTCTATTGGTGTTATATATGGCTCAAGTGGTAGTGGTAAGTCCTCTATGCTTGCTAAGTATGGTAAAGAAGAAGAATTGACTTGGGATAATAACAGAACTATAGCATCTCATTTTGATAGCGTAGAAGACGCCATAGAACGATTTGGTGCAGTTGGTCTTAATACTGTTCCTACTTGGGCTAAACCTCGTCATGTATTGTCTAATGGTGAGGGGTTTAGATGTGACCTAGCTAGAAGGCTAGGTAGCAATATTGTCATTGATGAGTTTACCTCAGTTGTAAACAGAGACGTAGCTAAATCATGTTCGTTGTCTTTGTATAAGTATGTAAAACGTAAAGGTCTTAAGAATATTGTATTAGCTACTTGTCATGATGATATATTAGAATGGCTGCAGCCAGATTGGGTATTTAACACTGATGTGAAGCGATTCGCATCAAGGGGGTTAGTTCGGCAACCCATTGAAGTTAAAATTGTCAAAGGGAACAGAAACCACTGGGAATTATTTAAAAAGCATCACTATCTAACTGAAGACCTCCCTGCCTCTGCACATTGCTATTTGGCAGTATGGAACGATAGGATTATTGGTTTTGCTTCTGTAATGTCTTTGCCAGGTTGGACACCACCTCTTTACGAAGGCGACAAGCGTCTCAAATGGCGTGAGGCTAGAACAGTAGTCCTTCCAGACTTTCAAGGGCTAGGGATAGGTGTAAGGCTATCTGACGCTATTGCAGATATGATGATAGAGAAAAATGTTCGTTACTATTCTAAGACCTCGCATATTAGGATGGGTGAGTACAGACAAAAGTCACCTCTATGGAGAGCGAGTGCTAGTAATTTAAAAGATAGAAGTAGTGATATACATGACCATAAGAAGCGTCTTATACCATTAGAAAGAGATAGGATTTGTTATTCTCATGAATACATAGGGGAAAACAACAAGTCCTATGACCCTAAGTATAATCGACCCGATGACCCACAACAAAGTTTGTTCTAATGAAATGGGAATATCACAAAGGTAAATCTAGATATCTATCTACAAAACTTACTAAGCCTAAAATAAATGTAGATATAATTCATGGCGACAGAAGGCTATGGGATGTATTTAAAAAACATCATTATCTGAGCGAGGACTTGCCTTTATCTACTAGATGCTTCTTTGCAGTATGGGAAGGTAATATTATTGGTTTTAGTGCAACTATAAGTTTTCCAGGCAAAACTCCACCTTTATATGAAGGCGATATTAGAAAGAAATGGAGAGAATGCAGAACTGTAATAATACCAGACTTTCAAGGGCTAGGCATTGGAACTCGATTTTCTGACGCTATAGCTGACTTACATATTGAGCAAGGTTACAGATATTTTAGCAAAACATCACACATGAGGATGGGGCTATACAGAGAAAGTTCGCCTATATGGAAAGCTACTTCAGCTAACCTACTAGATAGAAGTAAAAGCACCAATGGTAATAGTTATATAAATCACCACACTATAGAAAAAGACAGATTATGTTATTCACATGAGTATATAGGTGAAGACAGAAAATCATATAACCCTAAATATAACGCCACTAATCACCCTTTATTGATCTGAGGCTATCCATAATATCATCAATAGATGGTTCTTTGCCATTTTCATTTAACACACAACGATAGCTTTTTGGGCATCCCACTCGAATATCAGTAAATTCCATTTCATAGGTTTTATTTGCACCTCGATAGATACAAGCCATTTTATCTTTGTAAACTTTCTGCTTCATAAGTCTGCATAGTGTCATTGTAGGTGGCGTTACTAAACCTTGATTCAGTTGTTGTTGTTTAGTAAGTCCTTTAAATTGTGTGTTTTTTGACTGATAAGTATTACCTTTAGCAAATACTTTTACGCCTACTACTAAACCACCTAACAACACACCAATACATATAAAAGTAATTCCTACCCATTTTACAGTTTCAAGTAGCTCATCTTGTCTTTTCTTAGCTTCTATTCTAGCTTGTCGTTGTGCTTCTTTGGCTTTATTAATTCTTTCTGCACGTTCTGCAAGTATCTGATCCCATGCCTGCGGCCCAAATCTAAGATTGATTAAATTCTTTAACTCCTGACGTTTCTCCTCAAGAAGCTTTCTGTCTATATAATCTGTAGCACTTGATTCGACTGAGCCAAATTGCTCCATAATAGACATGCCCTTGCCTTGACCTTTATTCATCTGCTCTTCGCCTAGAAAAAAGCCATCTATTTGTTTTGCTATGCCTTGGATATCTTGAACTGTGGAGATGTTTTCTTTTATAAAGTCAACGCTTTTTTTGACTAATGCTATACCAGTTAAAATTTCTGCGACAACCATGTCATTTACCTTATAGCTTCAAGTATTTTGCCTATGCTCTTTTGTGATATACTTTCGACTAAGGGTTTAATTGCAGTTGTATCAACTTCTTCAGTACCTATAATCTCTTCTCTACCTGGTGCAGTAACTGCTTGTTTCACAAATACACCTTTAGGCTCTACTGTAAGCCTTCCTTCTCTAATTGCTGGCAGCGGGAAATCAAATAATGGCTTGTCTGCTCTAGTGATATACTGCTTTATCATATCTCTTGCTTTATTTATACTTGATAGAGTTTGCCCCATTTGTATCTGATCAGAGACACCTAATAATTTCATTCCAGGCAAGGTTTTTGCATAATTTAAAATACCAGCTTTCGCCATGCCACTTAATACTAAATACCCTGATCCACTTTGATTTTTTTGTATTTCAGCCCACAAGGTAGGCATCACATTATTTCTAAATTGTTCTATCTTTTTAATTTCGTCTTTTGTGAATAACTCATTTATATAATTTTTGTTTCGTTTAAAAACTTCGTTGAAATTGTTAACAATGTTTGTTCTTGTTACGCCAGATTTACCTTTCCCAGAAAATGCCTTTTCTAAAATAGCATCCTTAAGCAAGGAGGTAACTTCAGAATATTTTTCCTCTGGAAGACCTTGTTTAAATCTTTTAAGAACATTAGCCATAACAGATGCAGGTTGAAATTTTGTATGACCAAAAAAAGCATTTACGACTGCATCAGCTTCCATTCCTTCACTAGATAACTTTCTTAGAATATTATTTGTTGACTGTTCAGATATTTCTTTAGTTGTTTTTTTGCCTGTTAGCCCAATATATTGCCTATATAAATCTTTTGATTGTTTTAATGTGTCTAGAATAGCTTGATTCCCAGTAATAAATCCTTGCTCAATGCCATTAAAAACAAAATCATCTATAGATGTTTTAAGTTGTCCAAGTATTCTTTGCTCTGGCGATCCTGGAGTTGCTGTTCTAAATATTCTGTTTATTTCCTTTTGGTAAGCAGCTAGTTGACTAAAAGGTTTATCTGTCTCAGTAGTTGCTAATTTTTTTATATTGTCTATTTGTTCTTTTAAAAGTGGCATAGAATTAATACTGGTAGATCCTGTCAAGCCTTGCTCAAACTCATTATCTATTATTTTCAAAAGATTTTGTGACATTGCTTTTATGCCTTGAGATGAAACTATGGGTTGTTTCAAAGCATACTTAACCAAGTCATAACCTTGTCCTGCCTTTTTCTTTAAGTCTCTAGAAGTTCCAGTAACTATGCTTTTAATTTCACTTATAGCCGTGAGAGGAATTGATTCAGATTCAATGCCTGTCATAGTTCCAGAGCCAATTTCCTCTTGTAATGCTTTTGCATCTTCTCTAATTATATTTAATTGATTTTCATCAAAACCTCTTAAAATAGCTTTGGCTGATGGATCAGTAGTTGCGGCATTTCTTACAATATCTTCTGCTTCTAGCTCTGGCGTAAATTGAGATGTTGCACTACCTTTTAATGGTGTGTATGGCTCTGACGTTCTCTGACCTTGAGTTAATGGATATTTAGATGCTTGTATAGAGCTTTTTGCAAACTCTGGTATTTCCTTTCCAAGAGTTCTCGCCCCTACCCTTGTAGCTCCTTTTACTGCTTCTACTGGGGCTCTTAATATTGGTGGTGTTACAATGTCTATGCCAGTTGCCAGTGCTCCCATACCAGTAGCTTCTTTTAAACCTTCTGTGAAGGTTTTGTCTTTAGCTTCAGTGACCTTTGGTGTCAAAGCACCTTCAATTGCTTGCCCTGCCATTTCTGTAGCTGTATATGATGGTAAACCTGACGCTATCTTGCCAGTGATCGTCTTTGCTCCACTTACAAACCTAGAGGCTGGCATGTACTTAATTATTTCCCCAACCAATGTTCCTGCATCTTGCTTACTAATACCTGGTTTATTAATGTAATACCTTTCGCCATTCCAAACTATAAATGGGTTTTTAAATCTATCGATAGCTACCCCACCAAACCTTTGGTCACCTTGAAAAGAATCAGCTATTATCTCAGCTTTGCCTAAATCATTTCTTGCAAACATTAATTTTATGTTAGGAACTAAACTTTCGAAAAATCCCACATCTTCAATGTCTGTGGTTTCTTTAGCTTCTGGAAACTCAACTTGCATATAGTCGCCAGTAGCCATGTCATATAGTTGCCCTGGTATTCTAGTAACAATATCGCCAAGTTGGCTTACGTTTTCCTCAATGTTTTTTTGAGTGTCAAATATTGGCTCTTGACCATCCTCAAACTCGTCTTCTATTTCTGTTTTGTTGGGGTCAATAGCACCTGGTAGTTTGTTTAATGTAATTCCCATTATCTCAAGCCTTTGATTAAAAAAGGTCCCGAATCTTCAACAATTTTTTGTCCTTTTTCGTCAGCGTTACGAAAAACTGCACCATTTGGTAGGCTTGCCCAATACTCTTGAAACGCCTGCTCTTTCACTTCATCATTATCATATTTGGGCACAAGCTTACCTTCTTCTTCTACATATGCATTAAATTTTTCAAATATTCCTTTGTCGAACTCTTTTATTTTTTCGTTGATATATTTTCTTGAGTAGTTTTTAGGATCAACTAAAAGCTCCGCCTCTAACTGATTTAGTTGTATTGCATTTTCAGTCATCTTTTTCAAAGAATACAAGTTGATATAGTTAGCGAATTTGGTGTTGCCTAGCTCTAATATGGCTTGTTGATATGCTTTAAATTCCATATCTGAGGTAGAGCCTGATCCTTTGGGTCTCATTTGCGGTGCTAATTGGAAAGATATAGACCTTAAGAACTCTTGATCTTTTAAATCTTCATCCTTGAAGCCAAACATGCTCTTCAAGAATTGTTTTGCTGGTAATAAAGCACCTTCTATACCACCAGTTTTAACATTGGGGTCTAGTAGAGTATCCATAGCATTTTGTAGATTTGGTAAAAATCTTGTTACTTTTTCGATATACTCTGCATCTGTTTTTGCAATTTCTTGTAATTTTTTTGTCTTGTATTGTGCATAGTCTGTTTTTTCTGAACCTTTAATTTGAGAAATAACAGCATCAATTATTGAACCATCTTTGGATGTGAAATTTATTTCTGCAGGTTTACCAGATATTATTACAGGCGTTCCTAAAAGGTTTTCATCTTGTGTAATAAGTCTATTTCTAATATTTTCGAAATTTGGATTGTCTCGTTCCAATCCTTTGTTAAGTAGATAGCGAGTAGCTTGAATTTCAGTCATATAATTAATAGCATCGCCAGCACCCATTTGCTTAACTGTAGAAGTTTTTGGTGCTTGATATCCCACTAGTGATCCTGTAGGTACTTTGGCAAATTGCTTTGTTGATAAGGCAATTGGATCACCTTCTTTAAGGTTAGTTCCAAAAGTTCTATTGACTATATTAGCATCTACTACAGTGTAATTTTTAGGTGCACCAGTTGGTTTGTCTTTAGAATAAAGTTGTGTGGCTAGACTTACTACGCCTTGCCTCTCTTTTAGCTTTCTTTCTCTTTCTTTGTTTATTCTATCTATATACATTTTAGCAGTATCTGCACCAGCAATATTAGCTGCTCCAAATGCAGTCGCACCTGGCTTTGATGACTCTGCACCCATCTTAGTAAAGAAGTTAAGAAACATAAGTCCAGTGTTTATTCTGTCTTCTCTTTCTTGTTGCTCTGGTGTTTTGCCATACAATGTGCTCATTAAAGTTTGAGCTTGAGGTATATAATCAGTAATATTGTTTAAAGCACCACCAGTGAGGGCTTGTGGTGTTGTGCCTGACGCACCAAAACTTTGAGTGTTTGTAGTTTGGTTGTTTGCAGTTGCACCACTTCCATATTGATATGTGCCTGGAACTAATTTATCTAAACCTAACTGTTGCTGAAAGTACTTTATGTTTTCTGGAGCAATTTCATCAATGTCTTTTTGTGTCAGCGTAACTTGACTCATGCTTATTGACCTCTATTCTGTGCCAAGAAGTATGCACTTCCCAGCGAACCTAATCCACCTATAGTTTGACCATATATACTAGGTGACTGAATAAACTGTTGACCTTGTGTAAGACTTATATTTCTTGTGTCATATGGAACACCTTGAAGCACCCCTAATGCAAAGTTAATTTGATCATATGGATATTGTCTTTGCTCTACATAGTCAGCATAAGCCATATCTAACGCTCTTTGGTCTAGCTCTCTTTGTGCTTGCCCAGAGGTAAATAAACCTGATGCTGCCTGATCACTTAGAGCTTGTGTAAGTGGTGCAAAACCTTGCAAGGCTTCTGTAGCCCTTAGCCTACTAGCCTCTTCTGTTTCAAATGCTGATCTTGCTGCGTCTTGTGCCCCAAACCTAGCTTGTCTTTCTGCGTCATATCTAGAACGCATAACGTCTTCTGCACCAAAACGTGCACTTCTATCTCTCTCAGCTTGTGCTCTGTCTTGCTCAAAACGACCTCTCAACACATCTTCAGCACCAAATCTAGCTGATCTATCTCTTTCTGCTTGTGCCCTATCTTGTTCGTATTGGCTTCTCATTAAGTTTTCTGCAGTAAATCTGCCTTCTCTATCTTGCATAAACTGACCACGAAGTAAGTTTTCTGCTCCAAACCTTGCTTGCCTATCACGCTCTGATTGTGCTCTATCTTGGTCATATCTTCCAGCCGCAAACTGCAGACCTTGTGCTGCTGCCTGTGCTCTTAAATCTGCCGCCCCTCTTGCCCCTTCGCTTTGTGTTAGGGCTTCTTGTATCCCTAATCTTGATCCACCAAAAGCTCCAGACCTAGCTGCTGATGCTCTGTTCCTAGCATTAGCTCTTGCAGTTTGTCTTTCTAACTCTGATACTGAAGCGTCTTGTGCACCTTGATATATATCTAAAAATGGTTGTGCAGTTTCCATAGTAAATGGCGACATACTTTCGCCTACCAATTCTTGTCTTGTAGCTCCAGTGTAATTACCTAATAAATCTTCACGACTTGCACCTTGGTATGCAGGAAGAGAGCTACCTATTAAATCTGCTCTTGATGCACCTTGATACGTTGGCAATGCACCCCCAAGCAATTCGTCTCTTGATGCACCACTATATGGATCACCAATTAGCTCACTTGTGGACATACCTTCAAAACCTTGACCCAAGCCCTTAGCCATCTCTGAAGCACTATCGATGTAACTTTGATAACCACTTGCACCATCTCTAAGAAGTTGCTGGGCCGCTAACTCGTCTGGTGATAACTTAGATGTTTCTCCAGTGACTGGGTCTGTATATGATGCAATCCTTGCATCTTCATATGCTGGATATTCACCTCTTGCTAGTGATGATGCTTCTTCAAAAAGCCTTTTGCCACCTTCAGAAACCCAACCAGGTAACTGCGTATCTGTTACGACTTCACTATAATCTGGAAGTGGCTGAACTTGTGTTTGGCATAATCCACCCATTATTCTTTCTCCACATATGTAGAGCCAGCTTTAACTAGCCCTAATCTTTCATAGAATTTATCCTTTCGATCTAAGTCGCCAGAATAAATATGACCTAATCTTACTTTTAGTTTAGCATCTTTTCCCACTTTGATAAATGCCTTTATCAATGATATAGCAGCATCAGATTTTCTTTGTGAAGGATTGACATAAAACCACATATCTGAAAGGAATGGCTGATTCGACCACCAATCACTTGTAGTCATTCCTCCTATAGATCCAGTAATCATATTATCTTTGACGCTTACCAAAACCAAACCTTTATGGACTACTTCATTGATTTTACTTACTAATTTATATTCATCGATAGGTGCTACATCTGTTTCTGTGTTACTATGCATTTCTTTAAGCATAACGTACAAAGCTGATATTTCATTAGCACCAGCCCTTACTACTTGCATTACACGTTACCCAACGCACCCATGTCTTTAGGCATATCGCCTAATCCCATTTGATCTTCTTCCATAGCATCGCCTGCACCACTTTGCTCAACCATCTCGATTAACTGTTGCATTTCTGGCAACAACTTAACCAAAACACTAGCAACCTCTGGCGTAATTGCTCTGTCTAACATTTGCAACTCTTCTGGAGTCATATTACTCAGTCTCATGAATAATGCGTTTTTGATACCCTCACTTGGTCGCATTATCACTTCATTTGCCTCTGATGGCATACCCATGTCTAGTTGTGGGTTTGCAGGCATTCTTTCTCTAACACCCATTTGAGCTTCCATAGGCATTCTTTCTCCCATCATTCTCATATCTTCAGCCATAATTAAATCTCCTTTGTTTTATATAATACTGACCAATCTGTTTCTTTACAAAATAAGCCTAAAGTCCAACAAACGGGCTCAAAGATTTTCCTATAAAGTTTTCCAAGGTAATCTGGTTTATTTCTTTCACCATATATGTAAGCTATTTCGTTTGCACGATGTTTCACCACATGTGTCCAAAATTTAACATATTTACCTTTTCTCATTTGTTTTACCATCCACAATGCCCATAGATGATAGCCATTAACATGTTTTGTAGATAAATAATCTCTAGTGAACTTATAGTCATTTATAAGCTCTTTTCTTGTTATCAAGCCTTGTTTATTCAATTCATTACATATCACACGACCACCAAGTGCCCCACCAATCATACCACCAATAACTCCACCTATTGGGTTACCCATAAACAATGCAGTTCCTAAAGCTTTACCAACAAACGTACCAACACCAGTCTTTGCTGCTTTTTCAACATCACCAGTCGCCAAAAGGGTAACCGCAGCAGACGCTACTCCTGCTCCTCCTGCTCCTGCAAAGTTTGATTTTCCAAAAGCACTTGCTGGATTTAAGTTTTCTACGACATTTTCAGCATAGCCTTGAAACCCAGTTGCTAGTGGCGATGAGCTTGTTAAAGCAGATGCCGATGTAATTGGATCACTATAACTCATGCCAAAATCTTGTGGATTTGTTGCGAATGTATCTGATACGTTATCAAAGCTATCGAGATATGCCACTGGCTCATTAAATGCATCTATAGTAGTAAGTTGACCTTCAGGATTAAGCTGAAGACCTCTTAAGTTCAATTCGTTTGCATCGTATACAGTTTGGTCTGGTCTTTTAAAACCAAAAAAGTCTGACGTCTCTGCTTCTAATTTTTGTTGTGGCGTTTTAAATTTACCACCCATATCTAATGGCGTTTTTAGTTCTTTATATAAATCAAGATTGCCTGTGGATTTTGCAACCTCTAGATCAGCAAGCTCTGGAATAAAAGCTTGGTCATTTCCTAAAACATACTGCTCTGGATCGAAATCTGCAATTCTACTTGTTACTCTTTGTTGAGGACTACTACTAAAGGAATCTTTAACTCCTTCTATCGCTCTATCAAATGCATTGCCACCATAATACTCTCCTGGATTTACGACACCTTGAAGCAATCCTGATCCTACTTGTGGTGCTACACTAGCTCCTATAGCTTGTTCCCATGATGGAGCTTCAGGCTCTAGTCCACGATAGTTCTCATACATATCTTTGTATCGTCTATCTTCTTCTCTTGTGGGATCGTAGGTACGCTCACCAACTTTAATTTGTCTGATAAACTCAAACATAGGCATAGCTTTTGTGCCATAGACATTTTGCAAATTTGTACCTTGACCACTTGAGTAGGCTCTGTTTTCGTAAATGTTATATGTTTTTGGCGTATCAAGTGAATCAGTTAAGTTCAATACATTTCCAAATTCATCATATTGCACAGCCATTTTAAACTCCTTATGTAACCTCTATGAAGCTACCCACAACATGCAATCTATTTGCAGTTGTTGCAGTTACTTTGAGGACTTGACCTTCTTCTAACACTAAAGGTTGTGATAGCAATTCTTCTGTTCCATTTGCACCTACAGTCTTTGTTTTGTATATACTAAACACATTAGCCCCATTTGTTAAGGTTAAAGTTATACTATCACCACTTCCACTATCATCAGACACGATTATAGACTTAAATATTGTACTTGTTGCAGTTGGCACAGTGTATAAAGTTGTTTCGCTTGTTGTGGTTAAATCAAGTAATGCATTTTTATAACTATTAGGCATAGAACCATGACAAGGCTTCTGCTATGTCCTCTGTAGCCTTGTTTGATGCATTCTGAGCTAGTATAGAGCTTCTATTCTGCAAATCTATTGAAGAAACTAAATTATTAGCCCACGTTATTTGATACTCCCTAGTAGGAGTTGGCATCCTAATACTGATATTGGTTGGTGCAGTTTCGCTCATCTAAAACCATCCTGTCTTGTGTTTATTCTAAAATCGCCCAATTGCCAAGTATCTTCTGTACCTGCACTCTCTATTTTAACTGTCATTTGCCTACCTTTTGCCCTAGTGCTAACTTTTTCAGTCTGATCTGTAATTGTAAACGGACCTTTTGTTATATCTGCAGCATTAGGATACTTTCTGGTTTTGAGTGTCAAAGACAAGCTTGATGTACTTGTGGTGTTTAAGTCTGGTATAATTTTATCTACCATAAATGTATTATCACCAGCTTGAGATATTTCCATAGCTGAACTTTCTACAAAAGTATTCATAGCTGAACCATTGTCACTTGTGCCTGTTTCATGATTATAAAGTATACCATCCTTATCAAAAGCAAATGGAACTTGCCTAACACCAAATGCATCTGACCAAACAGTTCTTTCTAGAGTTCCTATAGACCATGCTAATTCTTGGTAATTAAATGTAACATAACTATCTGGCTCAGGATTGTTTGTTCCTGCTGAGTTATCCTCACTTACATAAAACCAAGTAATTTCGTTAAATTTTTTATTATGACCTACCACTGTTTTATCAATGTAGTCCAGTTGCATTCTATCAAACACAAAATATTGAACTGAACAAGGCAAGTCTTTGACAATACCATCATATATAAAGAAACTAGATTTACCCATCCAATATACAGTGTTATCTACTGCCATGATTGTATTTTTGCCACCAGCACCACAATTTGTGGCTAATAATCTAAAAGAGAATACAAAAGGCGGACCTATAAAACTCATACCATACGCAGCTTCATCAGTTGCTATAAATGTTTCATCCTTAGCACTTACTGCACCTATAATTTTAGTTCCTACTTCTAATCTTTGATCACCTGCGGTATTTGTAACTGTAGGTTGCCATTGTGCAAAGTTTTCTTGATTTGACCACCTAACTAACATGGGGTCTATGTTTCCCAAACTACCTATAGGATCGCTACCCATGCACACTAAATGTCTATCTGGAAAAGATATAATAGAGATTCTGTTAGTTGTTGGCACGCTTGTAGCGTCTGCTTCTGCAGACACTAGAGTTGCTCTAGTTGTTTCGCCATTATTAACATCCCAATAATATATTTGCCCATTTCTTGCAGTGGCAATCAAATCTTCTCCCCACAAATTAAGAGACCATTGAGAATTTTCTAGCTTTACATCACTCTCACTTGTAGCTCTAGGTGTGCCCCAAGCCGCTGAACCCCAACTACCAACACCCCAGCCTAAAGCAGGGTCTGCAGACTGTTGCCCTAGCCCCTCTTGTTTGCCTATTAAATATTTTATATCTACTGCAGTACCACCACCTGAAGCAACTGTACTTGTCGCTGCAGCGGGCACTGTAATTGTATATGAATTTGTATCTACAATTGTTATTTGATATCCTTCTGAAACATTTAGCGTCTCTGCTGAAATACCTCCAGTTGCAGTAGCATCAGATATAACAACAAAGTCACCTTCTGAAGCTCCATGAGAATTATCAGTAATTGTAACTATGGTGCTCTGATCTGTTGTCGCTATTGGGTTTGATAAGTTGGTAGATGTTTTTCGTAAAGGCGTGATATCATATAATGCAGTGTTAACTAATAGGTAAAGGTGATTATGTGTACCAATAGCTATTCTATCTTCACCATCTGTACTTGATCTCCAAGATATCATATTTCTTGCAATACCAACTATTGAAGTCTCAGTATCAGTTATATCTCCTGCATTATTTACTCTTGAATAACTTTCTTTTTGCCAACCACCTATTTTTTCAGCATACCCATTTTTAAACCTAATAAAATTGCCATCTATCCAATACGGGCCGTTCTTACCTGCAGAATACTGAGTTATATCTTTTACTATACCTGGTTTTATTTGCATTAATTGTAATGGCATTATGTAACAAACCCTATATTTCTCATTCTATCACAAAGTCTATTTGCTCTATTAGGCACTTGTTTTGCCCATTTGCTATCTTCCATTTGTATAGCCGCTTCTATCCAATTATGGTCATCTACTGCAGCTTTCATTTTTTTAAATGCACTCAAACGAGGGCGACCAAGATTGAACATCATATTGGCAATGATTAATTGTGCCTCCTCTGGCAACTCATAAAAGTTGTCATAGAGTATGGTGCAGTCATCTAAGACCTTTTCTATGTCTTCAGCAAATAACTCATTTACTCTTTCTACAGAAACTGAATCTCCTACTTCTAAATTGTTTTCTGGGTCTGTAGCTCTACATAGATGCCCAATGCCACAAGTCTTGTATCCAAGATGATCTAGGTATATTTCGTACTCACAACCTTCGTCTTCTATTAATTGTTGTTTTAAAACTTCTATATCCATTACTTAGTTAATCCTTTTTGCTTCTCATATGTTCTGAGCCCGCCAAGTCCCAGCATTCCCATCAAAACGGTCATAAGTGACCCCATATCAAAACTTGGCAAATCTGGTATAGTTACTCCTAAATATGCACATAAGAATATTGTAACAGGAGCTAGGACAAAATGCCAACATAAAGCGATACCACATGTCCAACCAATGAAGGGTCTCCAGCCAGCCACAAATATAGATTTATGTTGGGCTTCGACTTTGTTTATTTCTAACTGACCTTTAGCTAGTTCTTGAGCGTGGTTTTCAGCCATAGTTGCCACTTCATGTGCCAACTTGTTCTTCATGTCTTTATCTTCTATGAATTTGCCAAGTAAATTAGATACTGGCCCGATCAATGCAGTTAACATTAGTACACCCTCATTTTATTTGTATCTACATTAGCTACCAATTTACACATGCATTGATAAACTTGCTCTTTATCATTTTTTTTAATAATTTGGTTATGCAATTGATTTTTATAGGACAAACAGTCATTTATGTTTTTAAAGTATATAAATTCCATATTAGCCCCCAAATAACAGACTAGCATGAATACAGTCACTTTCTAGACATCCATGCAGTAGTGCCCATATATGCCCCTACAATACCAGCACCTGATAAATAAAATAGGTTAGATATATCAGATAACGCCTTAACTCTTTCTATATCTACAAAAAACATAGCTAGTGTAAACAAGCCCATAGATATTAATGTATATCTAGCCATTCTCAGTTGGGCTAAATGTTTTCTTAACTCGTCTTCTGTTTTTTTAATTTCTTTAACATGAGATAGCTCTTCGTCTGTTACGATACCATCGCCATCTTCATCGTATTCTTCGTATTTGCTATTTTTTTGAAATTTCTTCATTTTACATTTTGTATATAATAGTTGCCATAAATACAATTAAAGTACTTGCAAAGCCTATCATTATGCTTTCAATTCTTTTAATACGAAGAATAGTTTCCTTCCAGCGTTCTGCACACACCGCTTCATGTGTATCTAGTTGTGACTTAACGTCAGTAACTTTAGTCATTATATTTAACCTCTAAATATTAATATTATTATATTATATTAAATAAGGTTTTTAGGCAATACTGTCAGATGGCGAAATTCTTTACTTGTATTACCAAAACAAAAGGGCATCACCAACTCTTGTATAAATGTATTCTTTCATTTTATTAAAAGCATTATCTAAATCATTTATTAAGTCTTTTGCTTCCTCTGTTCCAGTATAAATTCTTAAATATTGACCAGAAGGTACATAACTTGTACTTAAATTTCTGCATTTAGAAACATCTGTGGTTGCTAACAAACTATGGTGTCCACCCCAAGATGTGCCAATATTAAATAGTTTACAGTTATTTGCTAATTGATTTATAGCATATTCATCAATTTTATCTTGGAACTCTATAGCAAACACACCACAAGAACCTTTAAAATATTTTTTCCATAATTTATGATCTGGATGTTGACGTAGAGCAGGATGAATAACTTGTTTTATTTGTTTATTTTTTTCTAAATACTTAGCTATTTCTATACTGTTTTTTGAAGATTTTTCTAATCTCATAGACAATGTATCTAAGCCTCTTAGAACTAAGTAAGCATCATCTGAACTGACACATATCCCACAGTTTTTATACCATCTTTTTAATTGTAATAAATTGTTTTCATTAGCCAAAGCTACTCCCATCATTACGTCAGAGTGACCTGAAGCGTATTTACTAATAGCTTCAACAACTATATCTACACCAAAATCAAATGGATTAAAGTGTAAAGCTGTTCCCCATGTATTATCTGCTATAGATTTTAAATTATGTTTTTGGCAGATTTCTATAACTTTTTTTATGTCTGTTATTTCAAACGTATATGTGCCTGGACTTTCTATATATATTGCTTTTGTATTATTATTTATAAGTGTTTCTAATTGTTTTAAATCTCTAACATTGTAGAAATCATATGTAATTTCTAACCTTGGAAGCTCTTGTTCTATGAATCTTCTTGCAGAGCCTAATATACAATCTGGTATCAAAATATGATCTTTTGATTTTAAGATTGACATTAGTGCAAGTGTGATAGATGTCATTCCAGAAGGTGTCAAAACACAACCATCTGATTTGTAAAGATCAGATAAACGATTAGCTAATAAATCAGTTGTGGGTGTGCCTTCTCTGCCATAATTATTTTTAATTCTAAAATCTTCCATACTAGAGCTTGTAATGGTACTGACTCTATGTACAGGTATGGTAATTGTTTCATTATTCTGAGAAGGCATAGTACCAGCCCGTAGCAATATATTTGGTATTGGATATAGGTGGATTACCCCTATGAGTATGAGTAAAAGAGGATGGGAATAGCACCATGCTACCTTTTTTTGGTTTAACTCTCATACTGTGATACAAAAACTCCAACTCACCACCTTCTTCAACATCGTTTAAAAATATACTCCAAACTAAAAATCTTTGTTTAGTTTGCTGACTAGCACTTTCATAATGCCAATCATGAAAGCCACCACTTTGAGTTGTTTCTTGAAATTTAAATTCTGTAAAATCAACAATATTATTATCCGATATTTCTTTCAAGGCTTCTGCCATTGTATTGGAATACACTTGCAAACCTTCTACTAAACAATTAGTAAATATATTACCTAAGTTACCACCAAAGTTTATATTTTGATAAACTTGTAGACCAGTTAAATGTGTTAAATATAATGTTCCTGCCCTTTGTGTATCTTGTCTACCTTTTCTGTTGTCTATAGTTGTTTGTTGTTTATAATTCTTTTCTGGATTTTTCATATTCTCAACAATAAAATCACAAATCTCAGAACTAAGCATATTATCTATAGTCATAACAAAGTTTTTCACATGCACGTTTTTCTTCATAGTGGTATACCTTTATCATCATATATATTCATTTTTCTGTGGTTGTTGCATTTAGGACAGTCATTACAGTGCCATTCAGTTGAAAGGCAACTTCTAACCATTTTTTTCAAATCTATTTCTAATGTATCCCACAATTCTTTTTTATTTTTAAATCTATCTACACCTTCACCTTTGTATACAATAGCTGGAGTACAAAGGTCTATGTTTAGATTTTGTAGTCTAGCACCAACATCAACATAAAACCCTAGCTTTTTCTTTGAATAGTCTCCTGGTTCACAATGAAAACCATAACCATCTGTGTCGTTTTCGTGTTTTGTATATTTTTTTCTTAATATTTCATCAGAAAAACTATAATGACCCATCCACATGCGATTAATATTATAATTTTGACAGAACATTCCTCCATAAAAAGCACACCATTGATTATCTGTGCCAAAATAGGTGCTCTCGTTTTCTTCATTTAATGTTGTCATTACAGTAGCTTGTGAATATTCAAAATCACCATATTTTTTACTCATATACTGAAGAATATTATTTGCAGCAATATTTTGTAAACGCACTCTACCATGCATCCTTTCTGCCCAACCTAACTCAATATACAAAACTCTTACTTTTTTTCTTTCTTGTAGAAAGTGTTTAAGTAATACTGTGCTGTCTATGCCTCCAGAAAATAAAAGTAAATCAGTTGCTTGATTCATTTAACTTTTGCAACTTTTTTAACTCATTTAGACGATCATCTAAAAAGGGATAATTCTCAGATACCATTGTTGGTTGTGACCTTGGTCTGTTTCTTAAATATATAGGGTTAATACCACGACCAAAATAATTAAAATTTATTGTCATTCTATATGGAACATTTGTAGGTGCTGAACTAGAATGAGGAGTAGCTGAATTAAATATTAGTATTCTATTTGCTTTTGACTCTATTTCTGTGCCATCTGCTAAATAAGTAGGTGCATCACAATCACTAAGAAAAAATAAAGCACCAACTGTGTAATATGCGTAATCAATATGAGGTGCATGAATATAATGTTCTTTAGCACCCACATAAAAATTGCACTTAATTCTCGTTAAAGCATTAATGTATAGTTTAGAAGCTAAAGCTGTAAAAGGTTCTACATTAGTAGAAGTATTCCATTGATCTCTTGCAAGTCTTTCATTGTTAAAAATAGAATTTACCATGTAAAAATCGTTATTAGAAACATCATTGTAATTTATGCTTGGAGCAATAATCCAACCCATTTCACTTTCCATATAGTCTTTCATGTGACCAAATTCTTGCCAAGGTAAAAATTCGTCATATACAGCATAAAAAAAATCACCATAAGATGTTTCTTTTTTGCAAGCCTCTAAAAATTCATTTTTGTTCATTTTACTCTACCTAAAATTATGACCACGAACCCAACATACTAAACTATACCTTGTTCCTTTAGTTACTGGAACAACCCCATGCTTCATGTAAGAAGGGAAAAATATAGCTGTTCCTTGGCTTAAAGAGTCTTCAACTACAAATTTTTCTTTATCATCTGGGAACTCAAACGTTCCACCTTCATAATATTCTGGTGCTGTTAGTTGAATAGAAACAGAAAGTTTTCTTACTAGTTCATTTGATGGTACATTATCGTAAATACCATCTTCATGTGGTTTATAAAAACCTTGATTTTTTTCATCATACTTTGTTATTTGAAAATTTTCTGGTTCTAATAAATCAAAATTATAAAACTCATTATTAACTTTACTAATTAACTGAAGTATGGGGGTGTATATATCTAAATATTTTATACTTCCACAAAGAAAACTTGTTTCACTTTTTCTTATGGTGGGTTGGTTTCTGCCTCCATCAGTTAACGCTGATGCAAATCCTGATTGTGCTACTTGTATTATTTTATTGCATAAATCTGAAGAAATAGCGTTTTTAGCTACGATAATATTTCTCTTCATGTTCTTCTCATTTCTGGTATTGGATAGTATGGAGCATTTATGTTAAAAAAACTAATAAACGTAAGTCTTTCTTCATTTGGCTTTAAGTTTAACATTGCTCCATGTAGGTTTGAGCCATCAAAGCCTATTAACTTGTTGTAAGAAGAATTAAATAAACAATCTAATTTGAACTGATTTAAATGATTATTTAATTCTTTATAATAATCATCCATATTTAAATTAGGACTTTTATTATAATATTCAATTTTTGCAGTGGGATCACATGTAGCATGATTAAATCCACTTTTTTGGGAATACAAAGCAGTGCCACAAAAGTTGTTTTCTGAAAGATATATTATAGCAGTAAACTTTGACTCATGATCTCCATGTACCCACCCTTTTCCTGGATGTTCTTTATTTAAAATATGAGCCTCTGCATCTTCATACCTTATTTTTTGAAAAGAAGAAGTCGTTTCATATGTCAAGTTTTTGAATTGATTATAGTCGGGGTATAAAAGTCTTAAGATTCTCCAATTAATTTTTTGTATAATATCTTGGCTCTGCTCATCTTTTGCTTCTGCCCTTAGTCCTGGATAATTCCCAGGTGGTTTTTCGTATGCTAGTGATTCAGCAAACTCTTTAATGTAACTAGGTTTTTCAAAAAAATTATTTACTTGTAAACTTGGATAATTCATGTTGATACCGACATATTTTCATATAAACTTGGTCTACCATCATATTTAAACTCTGGATAAAACTGACCATCTTTTTCTATGTAATGTAAAAAAACTTGTCTGTGCCAATCATATTGTAATTCATGTCTCCAGTGCTCTTGTTCACATCCTTTGTAAATTACACCTTCTCCAGTATTTAATTTAAAAACATTATCGTCTACATTTATTGCCCACATATCTTCTTTATGTGATGCGTCTATACATAAAGTGACACTTACCTCACATGATTGTCTGTCTGTATGTGGAGGACAATCTTGTGTTTTATAGTAAGTTCTCCAAAAAGAATACGTTGGAATTAGTTCTTTACCATACGCTTCTTCTACTTTTGGTTTAATAAAGTGTAACAAATTTTCAAAAACTGGATCAGAATAAACGCTTTTTGTTCCAGTAAACCTGGGTTCTGTGGAGGGATTAATTAATTTTTCAATATACGCCATGTGCTCTGAAAAACACTTAGCATGGTCTTTTTCTAAAAGTTTAAGTTTTTGGTTTATCATATTCTTGCTACCCTATAGATAAATCTATAAGAAACAAAAATGTATGTCAAATGTTATGACCAGGGAAAAGATGCAGTAAAATTACCATCTGAATCAGTTGAACCTTTAGCAATTGATCCATCAATTTTTTCTTTAAAGTCTATGTTGTTTTCAATTTCAGTTTTAATCTCAGCTAATTGGGTAGACCCAACCCTACCTTCAATCCAGCTTATTACATTTGCTTTTGTAACAGAACCATATACAGTAAAGCTATTGTCTATATTATCTACATTTATATCTAAATCAAAACCTGCTTCAGAAGTTATACTGTTAATAGTTTCACTTGTTCCAGTTAAAGTTGCTTCTACCCTAAGTATTGCATCATTATATGTAGTTCCATTTTTTGTAATATCTTTAGTATGTAAAGTGTTTATTGTCCAAACATATGTTGCCATTATTCTGTGCCTCCTGCGACTGTACCATTATTTGTAAAAGTTACGTTTGAAAAACCTTCAATGTAATTTCCTCTAGAACCCCCAGAACCACCAGAACCTCCTGCAGTTCCTGATGTTGTTGATGGTGTTCCCGTTGCTCCAGTAGCCCCAGCACTTCCAGCTTGACCATATCCACCACCTGCTCCTCCAGTACCACCAGTTCCACCATCTCCTGCAGTACTTGGCGACCCTCCACTTCCTCCAGACCCTGGATCTCCTCCTGGTTGGTTATTAAAGCCTCTGCCTAATCCTCCAGCACCTCCAGCACCTCCAGAACCTCCTGATGCTTGTGTTTGTTGTGATTGTGGAAAGGTTCTAAAAACCCTATATGTAGTTCTGTAGCCTATTTGAAATTGATTTTCACCTTGCTCTTTATTTACATTTTGCCTACCTCCTGATTGTGATCCCCTATTATAAGTATACTGACCTTGAGTAAATGAAGTTCGATTCAGCGGACCTTCAGGAAGACTAGGAGCACCAGTAGCGGGACCAAATTGTGCTCTTGATCTTCCAGACGTTTGAGTGCCAAGCTGAGATGGGAATCCATAAGGAACAGAATAGCTTCCAAACGACTGTGCTGTTGCCCACGCATAGAAATTATTACCTGGACCGCCAAGGAACGGACCTTGTGTAACTGTTGTCTGTTGTTGCTGACTTAAATCTCCACCAACACCTCCACCACCTCCACCAGAGCCACCTCCACCTCCAGCTAACATACTTCCATTATTAACTAAAGTTACTGCCACTGATGCCTTAAAAGCATCTCCTCCAGAAGAACCATTACCACCAGTTCCACTATTCGCACTTCCACCAGAGCCACCTCCTCCTCCAGCACCGATAATACTTCCATTATTTGTAATAGTAATTGTTCCAGCACCACCACTATTTGCCTCAAGAGCATATTCAGAAGTGTTATTTGTGCCTAAAGTAACTGAAGAAGGTATTACAACATTTTTTGGATAATCTACTCCATAATCTGTAGACCCAAATAAACTAGATAGGTTTTGATCTGTTGCATTAGAAGAGTATGTAAATGTAAAACTTTTAGCAGTTCCATAATAATCGCTTAATTGCAATTCACCACTTGTAGGCACATCTGCGGCATCATTAGTAGCATTGTTGTCAGGACTTTTAGCTCTAATATTAGAACCACCTCTATATAAACTGCCTAGTGGTACTTGACCTGACCCCCCTATAAACTCAGTTCTTAAATCTGAAAACTTTACTTGTCCAGAAGGAGTAATTGCCATTTAATTACCTCTTAATTCATTTATTTCTTGCTTGAGTTCTTTGATTGATTCAATTAGCAGACCTATGATTTGGTCGTATTGAACAGTCTTATATGCTACGCCATCATCCATTTTTAATGGCAACTCTTTTTCACTTACTGCACTTGGTAGAACCTTCTCTACTTCTTGTGCAATAACACCTGCTGATTTCTTGCCATCAGCTTTGTATGTGAATGTGTAACCATTTAGCTGACTTACTTTGTCTGTAGCATTTTCTATCTTCTCAATGTCTGTCTTCAGTCTTTCGTCTGATATAGTTGTTGAGAAAGCAATTATGTCGCCATCTGCATGGAAGTCACCATCTGATTGCATACGAAATTCGTTACTGTTGTTGATGTAAAAATCAATGTCATCAGAACCAATTACTATTTTATCTAGAGTATTAGCACCTTGAAATACACCAGTCGATGATTGAATTCTTCCAGTTACATATACACCATCTGTTGCTGTGCTAAGTTTTACAGCATTATCATAATAAAGGTCTACACTTGCATCAACATTACAAACAATCATACTTTCGCCAGTGTATTTTCCTAAAATTAAATCATCACTTGCTCTTATGTATAAATCACCAGTACCTCTCTCATCTATGAATGAGTTAGAACCATCATGATAAATCTGTAGGTCTTGGCTTGCACCTAATTGTAAGTAGTCGCTATCTTGCAGATTGACATTGCCACCCATAGTTAGCTGACCACTAATATCTGCATTGCCATCTACATCTAGACTATCTGACTGTAGTTCTCCTGTGATGTCTACACCATCTGATTTGGTGGCGAGTTTAGAGGCGTTGTCATAATAAAGTGTTACTGCTCCATTTGAAGTAACTAAAACACCTTGTTCTCCAGTTGAACTCTGTAATCTAACAGAATCAGATGCTCTAATATATAAATTACCAGTACCAGTATCGTCTATATAACTGTTACTGCCATTGTGATAAATCTCTAAATCATTACCTGTACCTAAACGTATTTTTTGATTATCACCAAAGTTAACAAATCCACTACTATCAGCAGTCACTGTCTTTGATGCTTGTACTTGACCTAATGTAGAAATATCATTGTAGTTTAGCTCTGTTGCAGTTGCAGTAATGGATGTGCCACCTATTTGTAATGTTGTGGCATCTATAGTTCCAACATTTAAGTCAGCAAAGGCGTCTGTGACTGCTGCTCCACTGCCTGCACCATCCATGTAAACTGCCTTAGTTGCTCCAGTAGGAATTGTTACATTTGCCCCACTGCCTTGAGATATGTTTATAGACTGACCACCAGTTGTGGCGTTTTCTATAAATTGCAGTCTTGATACAGTATTTGGAGCTATAGTTAATGTTCTTGTTGCAGTTAATGTGGCAGAAGATGTTACCTTGAAGTACATCGCTCTTGCTGGATCACTTGCTCCATCTGCTACAGTGGTTGTAGCGTTTGCATTTGAGGTAAAACAATCTTGAGTACCATAACTTAATCCCTCACCTATCAATTCTAAGTTAAGGTTAGTTATAGTTCCCCAAGTACCACTAGCATCGCCAGTGCCTAATTCATTAAGCCTGAGATCATTAACATATGTGCTTGCCATTTTAGTCTATCCTTATAATCGCTGCTGCTCCTGCTGCTGGAAATACAATTCTAAACGTACCACTTGATACAGTAAAATTACCACCAAAGTCTAATATTGCTATAGCTTTGTTGCTATTAGTACTATTGTAAATTAGTGCACCTCGTGCTGTAAAACTTGCACCAGTCCATGTTGGGTCATCAGCATCAAAGTGTGCTGTTGTTCCAGTTATAGCAACTGCTTGGTTTGTTAAAGTTTCACCACCTGCAGTATAACCAGTGCCAGTCACCTCGTTAGTTGTGCTATATGCAGTTGTAGAAGCACCTAATGTAGCAGAGCTTGTATAAAGAGCTATCTTAATAGTATCTCCACCATTTGCTAGGTTGTGACCTTCCTGCAATATTTCTGACTTGAAAGAAGTTGCCATTGCTTGTGTAATTGCCATCTTTTAAATACCTCCTTCGTATTCTGCTCTGTAATTACGTTGCATCTCTTGTTGAAACAAAGCTATTGCTTCATCAAACTGAGCCTTATACAAGTTTACACTATCGGGTGCCTTTAGAAAAGAAGAACTTTCATATAGGCAAGCTGACAATAATACTTGCTCTGCATTGTCACCTATCCAATTATTTGCTACGACAGTTGACAATCCTGGTTCTAGACCCACGAAGTCTACCTCATAAGCAAGTGTTGCTGAAGGTACTGGGCCCAGTAATATTGTAATTCCATTTGTGTCAGCGTCTTTTGTCGCATACATAAATGGTGTGCCTTGTGTGGTGGCGTTAGGCACATAATCTCTTAAATATGAATCTAATCTGTGTTTTAAGTATATTACATCACTATCTGCTTTGGTTACTGACACTTGCCTTATCATTCTAGCGTTAGCTACTGCATATTCAGCAGTGCCAATCACAAGGTTACCACTCTGCTTTTGTCTATAACAAGGCAAACTAGGCAATCTAGCAAATATCATAGCCTCTGCTTGTGTTATAATGTCTGGTATAGAGTTTTGAAACTCTGTACTATCATCTTCCATAAAATTTTGTATGTCTGCTACTAAGTTAGTATAGTTCATTTAATTTCCCCATGTTCCTGAACTCCATGTGCCCTCACCAAATCCAATATTTATTTGTACACTTGATGTTCCTATTGCTCCAGTTCCAGAAAGACCTGTTTCAATAGCTTCTGCTACACCAATCTCTTCACCTACTGCACCAGTTGCACCTACACCACTTACGCCAGTGACTTGTAGTAATATGTTGCCATTGCCACTTACACCAAACGCTTCAGTAGCCCCAGTACCATTAACTCCTGTTACACTTAACTCTGTCTCTGGAACTTCTGCACCTATAGCCCCTGTTCCAGCTTCGCCAGAAGGATTAGCTTCAGTTTGTAAACTTTCATCGCCTATAGCTCCAGTTGCTGACACTCCAGTCTCACTAATCTCTGATTCTAATGTCTCTGAGCCAATAGCTCCAGTGCCATTGACGCCAGTTGTTGGAGCATCAGTAGTTATAAAGAATGTGTATGTTCCAATTGCAGAAGTTCCTACAACCCCAGTTAATGTTCCAGTTTGTGTATCAAAAGTTTCTTCGCCTATAGCACCAGTGCCAATTGCACTTGTAGGCTCTGCCCCAATATCAATTATTTCTGTTCCAATTGCTCCAGTGGCTGATACGCCAGTAACAACGACATCTTCATTATCTGAAATAACGAAGTCACCAATAGCCATAGTACCAGCAACACCAGTGGCATCTACTTTCATGTCAGCCCTAATTGTATCCAAGAAGCCTACAGAACCAACCCCCACAATACCTACACCTTTTTGTGAGCGTTCTACTCTTGAAGCAAATATATCTTGCGTACTATAACCATAAAATATAGATACATTTTCAGAATCATTGTCTGGTCGTGGTTGGAATAAAGCAGTAGCATCTACAACATTTTTGGCTGGCGTTAATTGTGGATGTTTCGGTTCCCATTCGCTAGGCTCAACACGCAAGCCATCCCAAGTTGTCTTAAGATCAGTATATTTAATCTTAAAACCACTTCTATCGCTTATCGCTACAGATTTTTTGCCACTAGCTAATTTCGCCATTATGTCATATTCAACGCAGTTGGCTGAACCCTCAAGCTTACGCCATCATTATCACTAGATGCCGCAAAGTTAAAAGACCTTTCATACATCTCGTTTAATAACTGAAATTTCTCTGGTGCGTATTTCATAGCTAGTTTAGATGCTAACCCAGCACATATAGTGTCACTCCATCTATATGGAACATCTGCATCTTGATTAGATAAAGTAACATCCTCTAATTGGTTCATAGCCCAATAAACTAAGGAATATGTAGATGTATTAGGTACTGACCAAAAATAAACTACTGGCGTATATTGCCTATCTATCATATACTGACTTGGTTTTCCTGCAGTATCTTTGTTTGGCAATTGATTATAATCTTGTATTGTAATTCTATTAATAATTTGATCTGTGTTACTTGAGCTATCTCTTATAACTGCGTCTAATATATCTATAGTTCCCACTGGAAGTGTATAACTCGTAGTACCATTAACTAATGGCAACGTGTTTTGTGATAAAGTCCAATAGTTTATGCCTCTATTAGCGAACTCAGAAAACAATAAGTTAATGCTTCTTCTTGCAGATATAGCTTGATCACCAGTTCTTGTTTGTACGTCAATACCACAACGCTCAAAAGCCTCAGTGATTATTTCTTCTACATCTGGTCTAAATGCAACTGTACCACTTGTTGCCATACTTAAGCTCCATGATGAAGATAAAATGGCTCAGTAGTTCCAACCCTACTAATTGAAGATACTTGAGCCATATTTATTCTCCTTAATACTTTTTAGCTACCCTTAAGACTACTTGGTAGGAATCACCCACAGCACCAGCACCAGTCGTAGTAAATTTTATATCACCAGTTGGGCTTGTGCCAAAAGACTTTGTAGAAGGTAACCCACCAAATTTTTCAAAGTTTTGATATCCTTGTTGGTCTTCTGCAAGATGCAACATGATAATATCAGTAGAGGCGTCTGCTAAGACTTCTACCGTTAAACCATGTAGCACCCACCAGCACTCTAAAATTCTCACCCCAGTACACGCTTCGCCATTGGCGTTTGGTGTTAGGGATGAGACGTCTATTTTAAGGACTGCTGATTCGTTTCCAGTATCTACATACTGATATTGAAAAGAAATAATAGCTTCTTTAGTATTCTGTTCAATAGTAGTAGTGGTTGTTATATCAGCCATTTATACCCCCTAATTATTGGTCAGCAAACGCTGGGGCAGTCGCAGAAGTAACAGAACCCATAACTCTATAATTTGTGCTATCAACACCTATAAATGTTACATCAAATCCTGCTGGCACATTTATTTGTAAGCTACTGTTAGAGTTTCCATCTGCAAATACTGCACTAATTTCATTGTCAGTATCTAAGAAAGTTACACCACCAATATAAAAGTTTGCATTGCCAGGTGTTATGAATATAGCGTCTGTTGCATCGGCAGCAGCTCCACCATACACAAATCTGTAAGATACCCCAGCTTCTGGTGCTGGAAGTGTGTATGTGTTGTCTTGACCACCATCTGGAACAAAGTTAATTCTTCCACCATGTGTTAATTTAGTAATAGTAATGTCACCATCAGCAAGTTCTACTGGAGCAACTTGAAATCCATTGTTAGATATAACTGGACCTGTAAATGTTGTATTAGCCATGTATATTCTCCTTGTCTTGGCTAGTGTCTGCTTTCGCAGTCAAGGTTAATAGTAAAAGGAGAGGAGACTAGCCCCTCTCCAAGTGCGAGGTTCTTATGCTGCACCTTCTGTACCAAAAACACCACGCCAGTCAGTGAAACCAAAAGAATATCTTTCTCTCACTTTATAACGAATGTTTCCAGTCTCAAAGTCGCCTTCCATGCCCTTTTTCATTGGGCTTCTTTGGAACATCTTAAGTCCATCAGGAACATCAGTCTTAACGAAAAATGCATCACTGTCTGTTAATCTTCTCATCACATGATAGCCTTGTGGTAAGTATCCACCAGACTTGATAGCGTTGAGATCGTTATCAGCAGTTCCTGTTCTTAACTGGCTCTCTAGTAATCTTTCAGCTACGAAAGTATAGGCAGTTGGGATAATAAGCATTGTGCCTTGTGCAGCAATTCTTAATCCTCTGTCATCCTTCATATCTGCAATGTTTATCAAGATGCTCTCTAAAGAAGTCTCTGATAAATCAGCCGCAGTAGCTAAAGTGTTACTTTGGTTGCCATTTTGGGTTGGGTGTGATGTGCTCAATAATGAAACGCCATCGCCACCATTTGTTGTTGTAGCGTTATTTAAAACATTTGCTGCTTTGATTTCTTTAGTAGAAGCCATAGACCTAGCTAATGCTTTTGTATAACGAGATGCGATTGACCCATAAAGACCATCTTCCTCAGCTTCTTCAGTAACTGAGAAAGCTAAAGCAATAGTTTCATGCTGATATCTAGCAGTCCACTGTTGTGATGCACTATCGTAACTTACGCTTGCACCTTCGTCTTTAGTTGGAGCCGCTCCAAAACCTGTCAACAATACATCTTCTTCAAAAGCTTTTTGAGATGTGTTGCTTTCAAATACTGCAGCATACTCTGGTGGGTAACTATCATATTCTAAGCCGAACAAGGTATTCAAACCAGGCTCAAGCATTTTTGCAAATTGTGCTCTATTCATTGCCATTGTTTAAATCTCCCTTATATTCCAGCACTATCTTTGAGCAAGTGCTCATTGATAAGAACTTCCATGATTGCATTCGCACCAAAGGCATTGTCTGGAGCATCATATAGAGCTATGATCTTAGCGGTTGCAGTACCTGCCGCCATAGTTCCTGATATTTCAAATCCAGATTGTCCAGTGGTTGTGGAACCAGCACCAGCCACGACATCAGCACAGTTACCAATGTTTGTCTGAGCAGTAGTTCCTGCAGATTGAACTTTAAACACAGTATAAGGATCATCATAAACGTAAGCTTTTATATCTGTAGCTACAGTTCCTGACGGCCAGTATTGTGAATAAACATAAGAGCCATCTGAAGCAGTGTATGACACTCCTGCGAAAACGCCTATATTATTAACTTCTGTGGCAGTATGAGGTGTTACTACACCATCTGCAGTGATTATGCAGAGATCACCAGTAAAGATGTTCTCAGCTAAACCCGAAGTAATTGTATATACATTTGCACGAGAGTAACCATTACCACTAAGATGACGTACGGGTACAAACCCAAAAGCAGCATCAACATTTGCCATTTTTTATCTCCTAGTTAATAGTTAGTCTTCCATAGCAGACAATTGTCTGCCACCACTAACTGAACTCTTCCTCTCTTGATAGATTCGTTGTCCAGTTCTTTGCCCTAATGCATCGAGGTCGCCTGCAAGAGATTCATTTTGTTCTACGTTCCTATTAGAGTAGTAAGCTTTCATCTGCTTATGCTTCTCTATAGGCATTTCGCATAACAACATGCCTTCAATTCCAATACAACCTTCCCACTGTCCATGATTAATAGTTGGGAACAACTTACTTTTCACAGTACTAGCAGGGCGAGCTTCCCACCCTTCTCGCATTCTCTTGAATACGTTATCAGGTGTGTCCTTCCCCTGAATCGAGGTAGCTACCCATCGCTGAACATAACCAGGTCTCGGTTCTGGTGCATCCAACAATGCTGGTGGTGTCCAATGTGTCTGAGGTCTTGACTCCTCGTCTCGTACACCAGTTCGGGTTTCGTTTGCTCTCACATTTCTATTTTCAGCCATGATTAACTCCTTTGACTTTTCTGAATTTCTGAAGCGTATTTTTTCAAACCTGCCTCATCATTTATTCCAAGCTCTCTAGCCATTCGTAACTGATCCTGTGTCATTCGAACCCTGTTACCTCTATACGATGAGCCACCCGTAGTTGGTGTTACTATTTTTCTACTCTTACTCTTCGTACTTTGGTCGTTACTTGATACTAACTCTGGAAACACCTTTTGTAAACGACTATTTAATTGGCTATAATAGTCGTCTGAGTTCTTGTCGAACCCTTCCAAGTCGAGTTGTACATCTATGGCTCTAGCCGCTGCTGTTTCTCTCTCATATCCTTGTGCATTAAACCATTGGTTTTGTTGCCACCAATTCATTGCTTTTGGGGGTGCTGGATTAACTGCAGCTTGTTGTGCTCTGCCAACTGTAGGCGATTGTGTTTGTTGTTGTTGCCTTAGTTGTTTTTGCATTTCGCTAACTCTCATAGCTGCTCTCATGTCAGCTAATTGTTCTGAGAAGTTAACTTGAGCATCAGTATCGCCTTCTTCAACTGCCTTATGTAGAGCTTGTTTAGTAAGTTGGTAACGATTTTCAAACTCACTTTGTGCTCTAGCAGTTTGTTGCTCAACATTTGTGTTTTCCAATCTAGCTAACCTAGCTTGTAATTGAGCGACTTCTTCTTGATACTTCTTAGCTTCTGTTTCAGCTTGACGCCTTTGAGCAGACATTTTGTTTAGCCTAGCTTGTACTGCTTCACTATACTTTCTGTCTTTCTCTTCTTTAGTTTCAGAGACTTCCTCGACCTCTTCAGAGTTCTCTTCAGATTTAGCTTCAGCTTTATTTTCTTTTTCCTCAGCTATCTCTATTTCGAAGTCATCTGACTGAGCCTTACGCCTAGTCTCTTCTATTTCTTTTTCAATCTCTTCGATTGCACTGTTTTTTTCTTCCATTACAACCTCCTATTATATATATGCAGTTACATCAACGCCTTCAGGCAGAATGCTTGTAACTTCATCATCGTTTAATAAAAGAAATCTAACGCCATTGATTGTAAGTTTTTGTCCAGCATATTTACCATATGTGACCTTATCACCTACCTTTGGCTTATTATAGATACGCCAACTTGCTCCACTTTCTCTTTCTCTGTAAGCAAGCTCACCAATAGCTGCAACTGTTCCATGAGCAGTAAGATATGCTTCGTTCTCTTTTGCTTTTTCTGGAAGTATTATGCCACTTTTAGTTTTTTGTTTGGCTTGGTTTGGTTGTATTAGAATTTTCCAACCCATAGGTGTTGGAAGTTGGTGGGAACCGATTGTAGCCTTTGACTCTTCATCGGTATATAGCTTCGCTACGTCATGTTGATGAGACATGTTTATTCATCTCCTTGATCTAAGTCAGTTAATGTTTTGTCGATTATAACACAAGCTTCTTCAAGTCCTTGGGCTATACCAACGTCTTTTTGATATGAATGAAAGTCTGTTTCTCTACCTTCAATCATCTTCTCTGCTATCGCAGATTTCTGTTCTCGTAGATTGTTCTTTATTCTCTTCAGTAGTTCTATTGTGTTCATTTAGTTTAACCTCTCCAGACATAGAGACGCCAGTAACTAAAATCTCTACATCTTTACTTTTTTCCATACTTCTTACCTTTTTTCTTAACAACTTTTTTCTTAGTTTTTTTGCCATACATTTTTTTGTTTCCTTTCGTCATTAGTGATGGAAATGATGCTCTATTCATGCCATCCATAATAACTGATATGAACTAAAAGCCAAATATTATTTTTTTATATCTACAATTGGTTCAGCCATGGGGCTTTCTGTATATACATAACCTACTGACTGTTTTGTAACTTTGCCATACTCTATTTCATTGACTGCTTTTGGGTCATCCTCAAATACGTTTCCCCCATCTGATTCATCGCTATCAGCGTTCATAGCCTCTCTACATGCCATAGAATATTCATAGTTTGGTCTATTTTCAGCAACAAGACATTCTGAGCAACACCTAGCGGCATATCTCTTTTGTACTTGTTTTAATCTAGTTCCACATCGTTTGCAAAAATCAAAATTATTTTTCCCAACTGTAGAAGACATGATCAGCAATTATCCTTATCTTACGTTTGGCGTTAACCCAATAAGGTCTAACATAAATTGCATGATAATGTGTGGCATCTTTTACTAAATCTATATTATCTAAATGCCCTTCATGTATAGACTTAGCCAACTGTAACGAATATTCCCAAGATTGCAAATCTTTTGGCTTGTCTGATTTGCCATCGCACCACCAACTAAACTGACATTTGTGTTTAATTGGCTGATTATTCTTATAATGACCCTGGAAAACTACGCCACATACAGTGTTTGGAAACCTTTCGTCTTTTACTCTATTTAAAGTCACCATTGCTACTGCTAATTTGCCCACTGTAGGCTGATTTCGTGCTTCGTGGTATATATTAAGGGCTAAACAGTTTACCTCATCACTGCGGCAGTTATGAGCGAACATAGTGACCACTGCTAACAGTGTTAGCGTCAAAAGTATCTTCATAATAAACCTCCCAGTCTATTAGATTATCTTATAGTGTATTAACTTTCTTATGGTCTGTAAATTACATATTCAGTTTCTAATTTATGTGCTAATTCTTTTAAAATCTCATACGCCTCTTGAGTTTTTGGTGTGCACTTTTCTACACCTTTATCTTCTATTAAATTAGTTATGTGAACTAAAGCTTGTACTTCTTCCATATTAATATCCTCCTTTTGAAAGTTTCTTGTCGAATTGTCTTTGCTTTTTATTACCTCTTTTCTTTAAAGCTTTTTCCCAACCTCTACTTGTTGAGTGTACTTTTGACTTTCTATCTTTAACTTTCATTTTTTACTCCAAATTTTGTTAATCGTTTTTCGTCTATTTAATTGTTATAGCAAATGTAAATACATATGTCAACATCTAATTTGGGTTTATTTAACATTTTTTATGGGTTGACATTGCTTTTTGTATATGATAGAATCATTTCAACGAACAACTAAATAAGGAAAAACAAAATGAGTAAATACAAAAACTTTCTAATGGATATTGAAGAAACTATCGTAAACAACATAACTGTTAATATGGTTTCAGAATCAGAGAATGTTACTGAGTTATTTGATATAACTTGTAATAAAATTAAAAAACTTGGTAATGGTCAATTTATCGTAGGTGCATATGACGACATGATTAGTGATGTTTGCCATTGGGCTTGGGAAGAGTATTGGTCACAATATAGGGAGGGTTGCTAATGGATGTAGATTACAGATACCACGATGGTGGTAGATCAAAATACTTTAAAGGTGAAGCTGGGGATTGTGTCGTAAGGGCAATCTCCATCTCAACCAATACTGACTATAAGGTTATTTATGACGAGTTATACCAACTCAACAAAGCCTATAAGAAGTCACGAAATAACAAAGTATCTAAGAAGATGAAAAGTGCCACACCTAGAAATGGTAATTTTAAGAAGGTGTATCATGATTATATTCTTGGAAAAGGCTATCGATATGTGCCATTAATTAAGTTTGGTTCTAAAGAAAGGACAAGACTTGACCAATTGAGTAAGCTCAAGAACATTATTGTCTGCATAAATAATCATATGATGACTATGAAAGATGGCATTGTTTACGATACTTGGGATACTAGATACTCATATTGGGAAGGCGTCAAGGCTATTAGGACTATTAACGCTTATTACGAGAAGGTAGAGGCATGACAATGATGAGTATGATAAAAGGATACACCTCAGTATTTCAATGCATAGGTGACGCTTATATCTCCAAGGATGCCCATAGGTTTTATTACGGGTATCTTCTTTGTATTAGAGCTAAGACTAATATTAAGGCTTTGCATAAATACTTAATTAATAGACATAACTTTAACAGAGTTATTTGTGCACAATTATTAAGAAAGGCTAGAATTAAATGAAAAGTTTTGTAATTACAATTTTGCTTTTATTATCACTAAGTTCTTGTTCTTACAAATTAAATAATATGCATGTTGATAAGGCTATATGGCTAGGAACGCTTGTAGGTACTTTAGTGAGTTTAAACTAGGTAGCATTAGCTTGGGTACTAGGCATATTGCTTAGTGCCCCTAACTGCTCCTCTAATCCTATTGCAGTTCCTGCACCCATAGTAAATAGAGATAATCCCTTAAGAACTTTTTCTTTTAATTCTGGCGTAATTTTTATTGTCCATGATGATTGTTTTTGAGTAGCGTTTCTAAAATCAGCGTTATTTTGAGCTTGCTCTAAAGTTCTAAATGATGCAACTGGTAGATCAGTGCCAACCTCTTTAACTTGATACACTCTATCTAATGGTGAACTACCCCTTAGCATTACGACTGTATGTAAATTTTTTGGTCTTATTTCTACAATTTGTTTGCTGACATTTTCTTTTCCTGCAACCTTCTTCGCCATAGATGGTATTTTATCTTCATAGTGCTCAAGTAGTCCTTCATTACCCCATCTATCAACTTGGACTTGTCCAGGTGAGAATGAAACACTGTCATGACCTTCTAGAACTGCTCTCTGCAATAGTCTTTTTATACCAAATTTAGTCCATCCCTCAGTGGTTTCAACCACATCTCCACCAGGAATATTGCCAGATAATTTAGTGTCAAGCCTATATCTTCTTGCTATCAAATCGTCTGCATAGGCTTCGAATGTCTTTGCATCTGAAAATTGATTGTTACCTCTTAAATCATATTTACTAGGTGATGTATATCTTACGAATGTGCCAACTATATCCCTTTGAAGTTCTTTTGGCATTTTTTCAAAAGGCTCAACTACAAATCCAGCTTTTCTCAAAGCTTTAAGTGGCTCTAAAGAAGTTGTTATAGAATCTTCTAAATTATTACTGTTCACAAAATCTATGTAGTCAGCCATAGTCATAGTCTTATATTCATCAGGCATTCTGCTATTTTCGTAATCAAATACGTTTTCAGGCATTTTTGCACCTTGATTGTATTTTTCAGCCATTAATCCAGAAACATCTTCTCGTAATGGCACTCTAATTGGTGGTCTGCCTGGGTTCTTCAGTGAATACAAAAGCTCTTGTTCTGGTGCAGTTAATTTGATTTTTAAATTTCTTAATCCAAATAACTCGTCATCTACTTCATCGAACTTTTGTTTATTTTTCTCATATGATTTAGTGCCTGGTGCGAAGCCTCTTTGTCTTCCTGCCTGACCTCTATCTGATTGAAATTCTTCTACATATAGAGTTTTGCTTCCATCTTCTAATGTTCTATCCTTTGTACGAAGGTGAACAATTGGATTATAGTTTGGAAAGTGAGTTGGATTTTGGTAATCATCGATATCGCTATACTCACCTAATCTTGCTGAAGTTGGGTTATTTGATTGCTTACCTATTACAAACTCTCTGTAATTAGAGCCACCTTGTTGTGTGCTCTCTGAAAATCTAGCATCTTTAGCAATATAATCGCCATTTTGTATAGCAAAACTTTCTGTCTGAACTATGGATTCGTTTATGTTGCCTGGAGTAGCTATTTCGTTAAATCTAAATGCATCCATATCATCGCCATAATCACTCAACATTTTATATTGTTCTGATTGGGAAATATCGAAGATATCAGCATCTTTATCAAAACTAAGAAAGCTGTTGCTCTCATCATCATAAACTATTCTGTATCCTGTCTTTGTGTCTTCCAAAACTTTTGAAGGATTTACTAGCTCTGTTTCTGCTCGTGTTTCGTCTGATACTTTTAGACCTCTATTTAGCTGATCTATTTCATAATTGCTAAATTTATTATATGAAGGTGTTTCTGATATTTTGTCAGCTATATTCTCAAATATAAGGCTTGAACCTTCTGCAACTGGATTGTCTTGGTAAACATCCTCATATAATTGCAGTTTATTCATTCTAATTTTAAGTAATATGTCCTTTTTTGTAATAGGTCTGCTTGTAACCTTAAACAGATCATCAAGACCAGTATCAGCTAACTCGGCTTCAGTTACGCCTTGATTCTGAAAATATTTTTTAAAGTCAGCTCCACTACCTTTGTTTTGTTTCATTTTGTTAGCAACTTCTTCTGATTTATAGAAAAAACCTAACTCATCTAACTTTCTTGGGTTTGTCATAACATTACCACCACCTGGTGGCATTCTTCTTGTACTTGCTAACATTTTAGGTTCAGATTTAAGAGGTAATGTTCCTACGATTGGTGTTGATACATCTGTATCGCCTCTAAGCTTTTTCGATAGTGATTGTGAGAAGCCCTTAAGTTTTTTTGCTAAAGGTTTTGTTACTAGTGCACCTTCTAATATAGCAGCACCACCTTCTATAGCTGGAGCTATATAATCAGTTCCTTTTTGTGCCCTCTGAAATCCTCTTCCAGCTTCTTGTAAATAGAATGGTATGTTTACTATAGGTGCAACGTCTAACAAACCTACTGACTTACTAAATGCTTCAGCATTAGGGTTTCCCATAAAACCTCTAGCCACATTGCTTGCTGTGCCCTCTGGTGTGCCTAAGTATGTTAAAAGGTCTCTAATGCCATACTTTATGTTTTCTCTCATGGTAGGATTGTATGGCTCTAATGTAGCCCCTTGAGATTGTTGTATATTCTTTTCTAATTGATTTAGAGGCACATTAGAATTGTATATCATAGAAGCATACTGAGGATTTTCAAAAACACTTGGCTCTACGCTTTGTGCTTCCTTAATTCTGTTTTCTCTAAAAAATCTATCTAGCTCAGTCTCAGCCATTTAGAACCTATACTCTATGTTTGCCCCAATATTCTTCTCTTTTCCAAGTGGTGTTCCATCCACAGGATCAAAGTAGTATGGGTTTATTTGACCTTGTATATTTAAACTTGTGTTTTCTGTAATTGGTATACCTAAATACGCCCTTATCTGATCCACTGTTAATCCTTGCCCAAACTGTTGACTTTCAGGAGCACCATAAACTTGTAGTTCTTCTGGAAACTTAACTTGCCCTTCCATAAAATTACCACTACCACCCATGCCAAATACAGTTGGCTGACCTTCTACCATTGAGGGTGCTTCAAAATTTAAATCCACACTACCACTAGCTCTGTTTTTTATTTCTGTAATGTTAGGTGTGCTAGTTGGCAAATTAACTACAAATTGATTTACTGAGCGACCACCACTAATATCAACTTGTGGTGCTTTCATTTTTAAATTACTTAAAAAGCCTTTGATATCCATTACACTTGTCCTGCTGATAGTGTTCTAGCCAATATCTCTAAGGTTTCTTGAAAGCCTTTATCTAGCTTTTTAGCTGCAGTAGCAAACTTCTTTGGGCTTACCTCATCAGATTCGAGACCTTTTGATTTTAAAAATTTCTTAGCAGCTCTTATTTCAGCGTTAGCTACCTTTTTTATTTTTGTTCTCTTAGCCATTACTCAACCTTTACTTTGTCATTGCTAATAATAACTTCTTGCTCATCAAATGTTCTGCCACCACCAAAGAAGGCGTTTATGTCTGGGCTTGCTAGTATATCTTTTTTCTTTACTTTAAATGCTTGCAGTGGACTTTGCAATCGCTTTTGCCAAGGCAAGCTAAGATCAACATTGTAATTAGGGTTTAATGTAAACGAACTAACACCACTATTTGCATCTAAATCGCCATATCTATAAACTGTTATTTCTTCTGGCAAGTCTTTTAGATAATCTTGTGTAAGTTCTTGTATCTCTTTTTGAGCATCAGTAAGCTCTTTGTCTGTTAATGATGGAGGCATATCTTCACTACCAAATTTCAAAGCTCCAGACTTTAACTCCCCACCATAACCTTTGGCAAACTCTTTATCTGTATGAAATAAGTTTTTATAAGCGTCTGGGGTGTCTAACTGTACACTTTGGTCAATAATATCAGAATACTCACTTAAGCTTTTGCTAGTGCTTGGCAATGCTCCTATCTTGTTTCCAAGGGCGTCTAAAACGTAAGTAATTCCTTTTACTATAGGTTTTACCATTATGTGCTCTCATCTAGTCCAGCTAGTGCTCCAACACCTACTGCAGTTGCCATTGGTGGTATTATAGAAGCATATATATTACCTTTGTCTGATTTCTCTGGGTCAAATTGTGCAAATACACTTCTTACATTGCCCTTCTCTGGATAGAATAAACCAACTGTTTTATTGCCAAACCTAGCTGTTTCGTTAGTAAGAAAGCCTTCAAAGCCCAAATCTTTTATAGCTTTACTTATTTTGGGGTCTTGTAACACAAATGCATCACCAATCTTTACATCCATATCTAGGCTTTCTCCTAGTTGTTGCTCTAACATTTCTTGGTGTTGAGGGTTTTTATAATCATATACATTGTTCATTTTAATTTTGACTGGATATATTCTGGAACTTTCATGAGGCATATAGTAGGTAAGACCACCTTTATTTACAGGCATACCTCCCTTAAGTGCAAAGCCTTCAACATATCTTGGGTCTTGACTAAAGAATGTTACTGGTTCACCAACTCTTTTGTCTCTAAATCCTCCAAAAACAGTTCTGTCAGAAGCTTGTGGCACAAACTCATCAATATTTTTTACTGGGCTTCCATGATAGAAAGTCGAAGGGTCAAAGCCTCTTTCTATTAACTCTTGCTCAGTTGGTAAGTTGCCTAACTCTCTTAACTGCTCTTCAGTAGGCATATCATCTAAAACTTCACCAGCACCTTGATATGGCACTGCATCTTTGCTTCTTACGCCTTTGTTTATTAATTTTGCGAATACACCAAATGGGTTCATCTTACCACGCCTTACATGACCAATATCTTGCCTTAGTCTTTGGTCCTGGATTGTCACAGTTATGTCTAGACCTAAAGCTCTTTCTGTTTCCTTTTTGGTTTTTCTTAATTCGCATGTTTGGGTCACCAAATGTCACACGCTTTACTTTATCTCCATCCATTACATAAACAACTGACTTCTTCTTGCCATAGGATGTTTCGCCCTTTGCTATTCTTCTAGGCTTATTTAGAGATACACTTTTACCTTTATACTTAGCCATTAGCTTTCTTTGCTTTCTTTTTTGCAGTCGCAGATAAATCCTTCATATGTACTAAATACTTACTGTTTTTAGTATGTCTAGCACCTGACATAACTTTACCTTTGGCATCCTTGTGTGTTGCCCCAGTATATTTAGTGCCATCTTTGAAGTAATGATTAACGCCTTTAGCCATTATACTTTCCTTGTTTTTTTCTTGCTTTTCTTTTTCTTTTCTTGTTTCGCTATCTTAGCAAACGTACCCTTAGCTGGTGCACCCTTTTCACCCTTTTTTCTCATTTTCTCTCCGCTGCCTGCAGCTATTCTTTTTCTCTTCGCATGTATGTTAGCGTATAATCCTGGTTTCTTAGACATGTTATCTCCTATGTTGCTGGTATTAAACTTTGTGCGTACTTATATGCTTCTTCATCGCCTAGTGTTCTTTGTATTTCTAGAAATTTAGACGCCTCATCTATTAACTGTTGATCTGCTACTTGGACTGGGGTATTCATGGCTAACTTTCTGTAATCTGCAGGCATAGATTTGAATTGACCTAGCCCCTTGCCCTCTGATCTAACTTTAGCCATAGGCTCTCTTAGCATAATTGTTTTTGGAATATTTGTACCAAACGTATACACCTCTGCATCTGAAGCTTTCATGATTTGTGAATCATATGTTGGATGTTTACTTGGCACTACACCTGATTTTAAATCAGTAAATCTTGCTCCCATACCAAGAAAGTCTGCATCTAGTAGACCTGGGTTAGAAGTTGCTATTCTTATTTGCCCTATATTTGGTGCTCCTAAATTTTGCATTTCTCCTTTATCGAATAGCTTTACCAACTCTGCTCTTGCAGATCCAGGTAAAGTTCTGAAATAGTTTGCAAATTCTTCAACATTATTAAGATTAGGTACTTTTTCAAAAGGCTGAGATGTTTTTTCACCCTTTCTATATTGTTGGTTTTTAATAATTTTTGTCATTTCATTTAGGTTTTTCTTAGTATTTTTCTTAACCTTTAATGATTCTATAATTACATTTGCAGTGTCTAAAGAGAAGTCTCCACCTCTTTCTCCCATAGTTGTTGTCATACCAACAGGCTTACCACCCATCTCTTCCACAGTCTCAACTTTTTTGTTAAAAGACTTCATAGCCTCCATCATAGATGCCCAACCTTGATTTGGATCATCCATAAATTGAACACCACCAAATGTTCTAACTGGCTTGTCAAAGTCTAAATCTCCAATGCCTGTTATTATTACATCTCTGCTTGTTCTATCTCCAACTATGGGTATTATTGTTTTGCCTTGTAAAACAGATGCATCTGTAGCAAGTGTAGGGTTTTGTTGCAAAGCTCCAACTTGCCCTCTCATACTAAAATCTTTTAGTGGGTCTCTAACAAGTTTAGTGTAACCTCTTTGAAATGGAAGAGCGTTATCTTTATACATATCTATAGCTCTTGTTCTATTTCCAAAAGCTCCAAGTATGTCATCGCCAGTTATCTCAAACTTAGGCAATGCTCCAAATTCTTTCTTGATTTGCTCTGTAGTGGCTACATTACCTAAAGCACCAAGTTCATTCTCACTGAATAAAGGCTTAAAGTTCTTAGTCAGAAATTCTAATAGAAACTTACCTTTAGCCATTTATGCCTTCTTTGTTTTAGACTTCTTTTTCTTTATCATAGATAGTTTTTTAAAATCTGCACCAGTAAGCTTGTTCTTTGGCTTTGCCATGTTAGCAATCTTTTTTTGTTTTGGTGAATATACTTTTCCTGGCATATCTACATTCCTATCTTTGGTGAGCCATGACCAAGTATCTCATCCATGACGCCTCTCATATCGCCACTATCTACTTTCATGACTTTGACCTTAACGTCTCCATCCATCTCTTCGTAATCCTCTTCCTCATCTTCGTCTGGAAGCATCATACCTTGGTAACATAACAATAGAAAGTTAACTAACTGATCGTCAGATAGTTCTAAACCTGGTGCATTATGAGGGAAGCCCATTTTTTCCATGAAAAGTTCAGCGTTCTCTTCCATGTTTTCTATGTTGATATCAGCCATGTTTTTCTCCTATAAGTTGCTTGATATTAGATACAAATCCCAAAGCGTAACATACGCCTTCGCCTACTTTACTTATAACCTTAACTACCTTGCTCTTCTTGCCATATCTTCCCTTAGATAAGTCATAAGCCATTTGTTTTGCCCAAGCTAACGCTAAAGGCTTAGCGATTTTGTAGACTATTCCTTTGTTTCTCATTTTTGTAGCTACATATTTTCCCCATACACAATAGCCTTTATACACCAATGGGTCTACACGTTTTCCATATATCTGATCATATTTGTAGATATATTTTTTCATATCACCCATTTCGTATAGTGCAGTACATATGTAAGTTGATGAATCAGAGGGAGTTGCTGCGTCATCACTAAATGTATTTGACAAGTCTTTACCAGGCGATGTTGTATCTGTAATTGAAGTTTGAGCTCCTGTTTGTTGGCTTTGACTAGAATCAACCCCTTCTGCCTTACCAAATCCAAGAAATCCACCCTTACTTCCACTATATCCTACACCTTTTGCTCCACCACGATCACCAGTTGCTCCAACACCACTACCAATTCCAGAACCTATGCTTTGTGCTTGGCTTTTGCTATAAGTGTAAGTTTGTGGGTTAGTTACATTAGTTCCAGGACCAAATGGTGATATACTTGACACAACATCATGTACGTTTCCATATCCATAACCAATACCTTGTGATATTTCGCTTGGACTTAAATTACCACTTTTATCTACATCTAATTGTGTTGCAAGCTTATCTACATTGGTTGTGCCAAATGGATTTAATGTATTGACAACATCTTGAAAGCCAAACTCTTTACCCATGACTTGAGCTGCTTGTTGCTGAGGCGTCATTCCCATAACGCTTTTACCAATGCTATAAGCTACGCCAAGAGGATTGCTTATTTCTGTAAGACCTTTACCAATGCCAAAGCCTGTAGCAATACCTAATCCTTTATCTGCAATGCTCATATCAGTTTTGCCTAAAGCGTCACTTAACGCCCCATAGCCCCCGTATTGGTCGCCTCTAGCCATTTATATATCCTATGTGCCCATATTGAATTTTTGCATTTCCATATCTTGGGTTCTATCTGAATCCATTCTTTGAACAGGTCTTGGTGGTGGTGCTTGAGGTGGCATTTGAGGTAATGCACCTAATTGTTGTGGCATTTGCTGACCACCCATTGTCTGAGGTCTTGGCATAGGAGCTTGCATTTGCTGACCACCAAATTCTTCTGGTCTCACTGTGCCCATTGCTCGTTTTCTTACTACTGCTTCCATAGCATCTTGTGGATTTAATCCCAAGTCCATAAGTAAACGAACTTCGTTTATGGCATCCATGTCCAATGGCATACTTTCAAGACCCATATCCATATTTGGTGGAATGTTCTCTCTAGCCATTTCGTTTGGGGTCATAGTCGCCCCTGTCATCATTCTATTGTCTTGAGGCATCATTGATAATCTCCTTTTGTATTTCAGCTTGGTTTTTTTCACGCTCCATCTGCAGTTCAAGTTCCAACTTGGCTACTTTGGCTTGTAAGTCTGCTTGTAGCTTGGCTTGCTCTATCTGCAAATCTTGTTTCGCTTCTGCTTCATTAATAGCTAGTTTCTGTTGTGCCTTTGCTTGGTCAGCTTGTATCTGCACTTGCGTTCTAGCTTTGAGGGCTTCAGCTTCTAGTTTCGCTAACTCTTGTGCATATTGTAATGGATTTTGTTGTTGCTGCTGTTGTTGCATCATTTTTGCCAATGGTGCAATTGCTTCCATCTGAGGTGCTTTAGCCACAACTTCTGCTGCTCTTTCGCTTATGATTCTATCCATATCTGGATTAATATCTTCAAACTTAAACTTAGGGTCACGAAGCTCTGGCAAGGTTGGTAGGGATACGCCAATACTCGCTTGCATCTTTTGTCTGTATAACAAGGCTATGTGTTCAGCTATATGGGCTATCATAATTGGTTGCATAGCTGCCGCTCCTGGGTTCCCAGCTAAAGATGGGTCTTGCAGAAACTGTAAGTGTACTGCAATGTGAGCTTCGTGATCTTGGTCTGGAAAGGCTCTTATGGCTTTACCATACATCAAGGCAGTATTTTCAGTTATTGGGTCTAACCTTGATGCATCGTCTGGCTTCTTCAAGATTTCATCTATGTTATTTATACGAATTGCTTCTAACATTCTTTTGTTAGATTCATACTGATCGAATAATTGTGGGCTAGTGGTAGCCATTTGCAACACTGCTTGGGCTTGTGCAATTCTTTGTGCACTACTAAAAATGTTAGGGTCACTGACTGGAATAACATCTATTCTATCGTCAAAGTCTCTAGAAAATATAGTTTCACTTACACCACCTAATGCAAAAGTAAAACTCTCTGGCAAATATTCTGCATTTAGCTTGGCAAGCATCTTGAACTCTTGCCCTTGCGAATAGTGTAATCTTTTATGTATCGCACTGAAGGCTTTACTACCTTGCTCAATCAGTGCAACTGTAGACCCAACGGGAGCATTTGGGTTAACATCGCCAACATTTAGGTCTGCAGTACTAGCAAACCTTCTTCCAGCATCAGCGATAGCGTTCATAAGATTGAACAAGGTGCTTGAAGGCTCTTTAAAAGGTAGAGGCATAATAGCTTTGTTTACATCATCCACAGTGGCATCTAAGTCTGCAAACTCACCAGGGTTTATCTGCATTTCTCCACCAGTAACTCTGCCTTTGAGCTTAAATCCACCTTGCATGTTAGCGAAAGCTGCTGAATCTAATAACGCTCTTAGTGATCCAGTAGCTGCTTTGCCTAGCCCACCTATCATGTGATACAAGCCAAAACCATAGAAACCAGTCCCAGGTAGGAACTTGTAACTTACAAACCAATCTCTTCTCTTTTGCTTAGGGTCTTCTTCTCTCCAATTACGCCTTACGCTTACTATCTTTTCTGCATCGTAATCAATTGTAATTACATAAGGAAGGGCGACCATGTTATCTTCATCATCTTCTTCCATAGTATCTATGCCATCAAATGATTGATACGCATGTATTTCTAGAAGCGTCATTACTTCGTCTTCGCTATCTCCATAAGGATCAACGCCCTCTATCTCACTACCTACATCACCACTAGGGTCTATATCTTCTCCACTGTATTTACTTGGTAAATAGAACCCAGCCTTAACATATTTGTTAAAGTCATTCTTAGGCATACGAATAACGTGTGTATATCTGCTTGATGTGTAAAGGTCTTTACTCTCTGGAGAAACTACAAAGTCTTCTGCTTTTACAAATTGTGAGCATTGTCTGTCTAAATTAGCATCCCACCAAACTTTCTTAAATGTATGTCCAATTAATGGTAACTGAAATAACATTTGGTCTAAGTCAGGGAAATACTCTGGCATGTCTTGAGTAATCTGATAGTTCATAAAGTCTTTAACTCTACGAGCTTGTTCTTCCATCTCTTCGCTTGGGTCACCAACTATTATTGTCTTAACTGGCCCGCCACTTGGGTATAATTCTGCTATTGCTCTTGCATTAAATTGTGTAGCTGCTTCTGCTATCATAGGATGAACTACGTTGCTTAATCCTCTTGTAGCTCTTTGGTCTTCCTCTTCTTCTTGACCACCATGTACATCTAGTGTCTCTAAGCCTTGCTTGTATCTATCTTCCCATTGAGACCTTGCTTCTTTGTCTGCTTCGTAACTCGTAATTAATTGGCTTGCTACTGCATTTAATTCTTTTGCATCAATTGTTTCTGCGAGATTTTGGTCAAAGGATGTGTCTTCCTCATCCAAAATATCTAAAGATGGATCGCCTACCAAAACCTCATCATTTCCAATGTCTTCTATTTGAAAGTCGTCTGAAGGCATACCTTCTGCAAAAGGAATTACTTGAGGTTCTCTAGCCATATATTGTCATCCTTCTCTCCTGAACTTCATCTTGTTCATCATAATCTGTAGAATGAGTGATGAACCAACCTTTTCTTAATCTTAGCCAAGCCTGTGTACAAGTGTCAACTATATCATCATTATCACCCGCAGGGAAGGCTGAACATATATCTATTAGGTTTTTAGCCCATTTTTTTCCTTGTGGATAGAATATTCTTCCATCCTCTAACAATGCAGAACTACTATGTGCCCTTGCAATCTTGTCTCTATCTGGTGAATAAGCTAGTACTGGTATACCACCCATCCTTAAATCTTGTAGCAAACTTTGACCACTAGCTTTCTTTTCTATTAACACTGTATCTGGCTGCCAGTCATCATATGCTTCTTGTGCTAGTTTTCTTAACTCTGGGTAAGTTACCTTGTCATACCACATTTCTACAACTATGGCGTTTACTTGTCCATTTTGCCTAAAGATGCCCCACGTTGTTCTTGCACTGTAGCTACTTGTTTCTTTAGTACTGAACGCAGTATCGTAGCTTTGTACCAAGTATTCAATCTCTGGAAGTTCATCTTTCTCCCAGGGAACCCACCATTCTGCTTTGAGGATACCACCTCCTTTGGGCATTGGTCTTTGTTGCAATTGACCAGCACTAGCGTATGAACCCAAACTTTTTTCCAAATTATCAAGAGTTTTCTCATCAATCCTCTTCTCCCACAACAACTCCCCTTCTTGAGTTCTTGGGTCGCTAAAGCCAAGCGATGATCTAGTTGGCGTTGGGTGACCAATTTCGTATCTCGCAGGTAAACATAAATGATCCCAATCATTGTACTCATTCGCTAATATGTGTCCAGTAAGGTCGTTCTCATGAACCCTCTGCATAATTATAATAAATGCTCCAGTTTTTGGGTCATTCAGTCTAGTTTGCATAGCCTGATCCCACCACTCTAGAACGCCTTCTCTAACTGTTGATGATTCAGCCTCTCTTACGTTGTGAGGGTCATCAATAACAATTATGTCACCACCTTCACCAGTTAGTGCTCCATCTACTGAGGTTGCAATCCTTTGACCAGTTTTATCATTCTCAAATCTTTGTTTTTGGTTTTGATCTGTGGTTAATGAGAATGTATCACCAAAATGTCTTTTGTACCAAGGGCTTTCGATAAGCCTTCTACATTTAACACTATCTCTTATAGACAATGATCCAGCATAACTAGCAAACAAGAACCTTTTAGATGGCTGTATAGTCCAAGTCCAAGCGGGCAATGCTACTGCAACACTTATAGATTTCATGTGTCTTGGTGGAATATTAATTATAAGTCTTTTGATATCACCTTCTACGACTGCTTGTAGATGTTCTGAAACTGCATCTATATGCCAATTGTCGTAAAATTCTCTACCTGGCTCAATCGCTTGCCACGATCTCTTTGTGAACACCTTCAATGACCTTCTCATCTTCTCTTTGGAGGCTCTGCGTTGAAGCTCTTCTAAGGGTTCGTTCAAGGTTGTCAAGTTCCTCATCTGATATCCTAGTTAAGTCTATTACTTGTTTATGCTCTACTATTGTTTCTTTCTCTATCTTATCTTGCCATCCTGCTCTATTTTTTAGGTAAAAGATCATTGCAGTATTATCTCCTTCAAGAGCCTTTTCATAAAGCCTATTTGTTATAGTCTGTATGCCTTTACCCTTTCCTCTTTTTATAGCTTCTGCAAACTCTGTAAATTCATTCTGCTTTTCGTATAGAGTAGATAGTCCTATACCTAACGCCATAGCTATTTGTTCTTGTGTTAATCCTTGTGCTGCATAGGCTTCAGCCTTATCACACATTTCTTTTGTAACTACAAATTTAGGTCTACCTACCTT